CTACGAGGGCAACGACGAAAGGTATGGAGTCCCTGCCGTCGATTCATCACGTAGCTAGTATTGACATCAGAAACCAGACTGGCCGTACGTCGTTGCACCACACAAAACATACACAGCTGTTCAAAGATCAGCTGGAGTTGGCGTACGCAGGTTTTCGTCAAGCAGTGCTTGCGATCAGCCTGGCGGAAGCCGCTCGTTTAGAAGAGGAGTTCAAAAACCTATGACTTACCACCCTGATTCTTTCAAGCAGGGAACCCCTGCGTCGTACTATTGTTCCGAGTGTAAATACCGGCACAACAAAGGCAGCATTCGCTATCACGACCACTGGATGTGGCGTACGGATACGCCAGAAGTCTTGCGGAAGCGGCAGCTTTCGCAACAGGGTTTTGGGTTACCGGACTTTTTTGTGATTATAGCCGTCATACTGGTTATTGGCGTTGTAGCCGCCTATCTCTATAAGTTCCCTGACGAGGCTCCGGGGAAACCGCACACGATGAGATCTACCACCCCCAGCCTCTTCGTGTGGCATGACGACGCAAGGGAAGTGACTTGTTACTTGATGTACAACGGCAACGGGATCTCGTGCGTTCCTGACACCAAGAAGATGTTATGGATTGCACAGAATCCGACAGGTTTACCCCCTCAAACAAAAAAGGAGAACTGATATGTTATTACGAGTAAAAGGTAAATCCGGAATAAAAATATTCGATGCGCTGGAAATGGGCTGGGCGGATTTAACGCTTAATGCGCAGCAAGAGATGGCGTGTGAGGAGTACTGTAATGAAACAGGTTATGAGGTAACTGACCCCGTCAGTTCTTTCAGTTTTGATGTCTGCGCTGTTAATGAGCTAGAGAATTGGGCCAGGACAGGTGAAGTGTCATGAAAAAATACTTGAACAGTTATTTCTTTTTCAACTTGCTGTTTATTGTGTGCGCAGCGTTTTACGGATGGCAGGGAAACTACCCGGGCGCTGGAATTTTCATTGTCATGACATTGGTTAACGGGCTGGGCAAACGCCTGGAAGAATTGCAGATGGAAAAGTTCAGACTGCAGCAGCGGTTGTTTCAGTATGAGTTGTTACAGCAGTTGACAGCCAAGGTGGAACCGAAAGCGCCGGCACAGGAGGGGTCTAAGACCGATGGCCAGTAAACGAGACCCTGACATCCCCCAGTACACCCGTTGCGATCGGTGCAAAAAGCTGGTGTACTCCACAGAGTTCCTTCCCTTCTGCAGCCTGGACTGCGTGAAGGATAGCGCCCGGAAGATGTCGCTGAGGGCAGCTGAGGCCCACCGGCGTATGCGGAGATCCATGTCATGACAGTATTGTTTATCACCCTGCTGAAACGCCCTCCGCCGCTCGACAAGGAAGAGGAGTTCCTGCTGCACTCCGGGTTAAACCCCAGCACTGTACCGGGCGCCCTGGCGATGCACGGATGCCCGGAGGAGTTTGTGGAAGAGGTACAACGCCGCCTGCTTCCGATGAACCACCCTGTAGGGGGACGCAAGTCCTCCTACCGTTTTTCTCGAAAGGATGGCGCAATACTTTCTTTCCACGCCATCGACATTACCCATTACCCTACCGACGGAACCGACGATGATACTTGACCTGAACGACCCACGACACGAACTGCATGCCCGCGGCCTCACTGAAGCCTTGAGGCTAAAAAACAAGGTATGCAAGATCGACCCGAACCCACGGATGAAGCGCACCCGGGACGCCTTGACTGGCCAACCGATCAAGCCGACACCGGTGCAGAAGCTGACGAAGATGCCGTTTGTCACAGTGGATCAGATGATCAATTTCCGGAAGAAAGCATTGAAGGTGATTACGGACATGTCGTGCGACCTTTGATGAGCGCAGCGAACCAAAGCCGATGAGAGTCCTGCTTGCCTGTGAAGAATCTGGAACTTTCCGGGAAGCTTTCCGCGCTCTCGGGCACGACGCCGTGTCAGTCGATATAGAACCGGCGTCAGACGGTTCAGAATTCCACTTTCAGATGGACATCAAACGGTTCCTGGCTATCAACAGCCAACCTTTTGACCTGGTCATCGCTTTCCCACCGTGCACACACCTGGCCCGGTCAGGAGCCAAGCACTGGCACCTGAAACAGGCAGATGGGCGGCAGCAGGAAGCCATCGATTTCTTCATGTACTTCGTGGATCTGCACAGAAACATGCCGAAGCGGTTCCCCAGGGTAGTGATCGAGAACTCTGTGGGCATTATGTCCAGTAAATACCGGAAGGCAGACCAGATTGTGCATCCATACCACTTTGGAGACCCGTTTCAGAAGCAGACCTGCTTTTGGATCCATGGGGACTTGCCTGAATTGATGCCGACAGCAACGGAACCGTATGACAAAGGAGAGATGCACGTGACCAAGTCGGGTAAAGTGATGCCGAAGTGGTACTGCCTCCCTGAGTCGAAGACGAGGGGGGCGCAGCGATCCAAGTCGTTCCCTGGGATAGCGCATGCGGCAGCCAAGCAGTGGGGAGGCTGGGTATCACTCAAAAAGGGCGAGAAAGGCCACTTTTATTGAACAAAACCCGTTAAAAATGAACAAAAAGGATTAAATTTTGAACAAAACCCGTTAAAAATGAACAAAAAGGATTAAATTTTGAACAATATCGAGTGGATTCCAGTGCAAAAAGACCCTAAAAACGGGGTAATTTACCTGGTTTGTGGGCGCGAAGAAGCCTCAAATCGGCCGTTCTGGAGCCGGGGATTCTACCTGGGCGAGCATACTCACCAGGCCGACGCGCAAGCGGTGGCCTCTGAGGGGCGCGACAATTTCAGTTACTCCCCATTCCATGACGCCTGGTTCTGGCCAGAGGGTTGGTATGAGTACTGTGATTTTGACGGAACGTCGTACCCGATGGCGAGTTGGCCCATGTTCTATGCCGAGGTGGAGCTGCCAGTGGAAGTCATGATGTCTTCACTGATTGCTCGTTGACACCCGACCAGCGCACCTGCACAATTCAGGGCATCCGTTATACCCTTGCAGGTGGGCTGGCATGGCTTTAGAGCGCAATCTGGTGATAGAGCAGGGAGACACCCTGACCCAGGATTGGCAGTGGGTGTCCAAAGTCGGCGAGGTACCGGTTGATTTGACGGGGTGCCTGTTGATCCTGCAGGTAAGGAAGGGGAAAAGCCCTGATTCACCGGTTTTGCTGGAGCTTTCCACCGTTAACGGAGGGATTGTTATGGATACCCCTGAAGAGGGGCGGTTCAGGATTTTTCTTTCGATGGAAGGAACCTACGGACTGACAGGGATCCCTGCTGAGCCTACGTCTTCCAGAGCTTACTACGACCTGATAGCACGGTTTGGCGAGGGCGGGGAATCACGCAAACTGCTGAAAGGTGAAGTGGTCTTTTATCGCTCTACAACCTACCTAAACTGAGGAAACCGAGATGGCGGCAGGAGAATTTTTACTGAAGCTGGGCGGCCAACAAGGCCCGCCGGGTATCCAGGGCCCGCCGGGTATCCAAGACCCAGAGACGCTAAGTAGTATTGGTACTATTCTGAATTCGGCGGAGGCCAAGGCAACGCCTGTTGACGCAGATACAGTAACTATCGGTGATAGCGCGGCTGCTGGGTATTTGAAGACGCTCACGTTTGCTAATCTGTGGACGTGGGTGCTAAATAAGATCAACACCGTCGGAGGCATTAACGCCTCTGCTATCACCAGCGGGACTATCGACGCTGCGCGGTTGCCTTATATGCGCGTCAATGTGCAGACAGGCACAACGTACACGCTGACCGATGCCGACAACGGCAGCATCATTCGGTTTACAAATGCTTCAGACATTACCTTAACCTGCAACACGGAGCAGGCCGTGCCTGGATTTAATTGCGTAATTGAACAAGCAGGAGATGGTAAAGTTGGATCTAATGGAACGGCGTCCGTTATAAATTCCGAGGGCAAATTAAAAACAAACGGTCTATCTGCTGTCTGCGGATTGACTTGCTCTGTTGCTGGAACATTCAACTTCTTTGGTAATGTATCGCTATGATGACAGGGTTATTATCCGCGGTTTCTATCGGTGGCGGAACTAATCGTCTGCGTTTCTTTGCCGATATTGGCGACTCGACAACTGCGCTTGGATCTGGTTTCCAGTGCGCTACTATGTTCATGTGGGCTTGTTATAAGACAGGAATATACCCTACACACATTCATGGATACTCAGGACAACTGACAAGCGACGTGCTGGCGGCAATGCCACACTTATACGCCTACGACACTGATAACAACCCATCTGACCCAATTTTCAGCTGGGTGCATGTGTCCTGCGGTATCAACGACACAACGGAGCTTGCAACCAATCCGACTCCAGCTTTTACTATTGGCGATACTCTGGCTAATCTGACAGCGATCAAGGATTACAACCTGTCGCGCGGGAAAGGGACAATTTTCTCAACGCTGTCGCACGAAGATCCGAGTAGCCGCCGCTCAAACATGGACACCATCAACGCGCATTTGTTTTCGCTGGCTGCAGCAAATCCGACCATGGTTAAAGTCGCTGATTATGCGTCTATTGTCGATAATCCTAGCGATCCGTTGCGTGCCGCAAAAGCTGGATACATGACAGGGCCGCACTACAAGCCAGAATTGGCGGCAGAGATATGCCAGCCTTTGGTAGACATAATCCACGATCTCGCTGGCACGAACATGCGCAGGTCTCAATATATTGGGAATCAGCCAAGCATCGTGCCCGATAGTGATTTCATCTCTAATTCCGGTACGATTTATTCAAGCGCCGGGGTGACTGCAACAGGCGATACTGCATGGGATGCGTTGTGCGGTTCCGGTTTGTTGGGCATAGAGCAAGGTGATTACACAGTACATTTCTCTAAGGAGTATGTCGAAGGAGATGAGCATCCTTGGCAAGTCGTTAACATCACTGATGGCGGCACCGAAGATGGGGCCTACCTGCTTTTACTATCGCCGGCTTTTGTACCTACCGGAAAATGGCGGGCTGAGATGGAGGTGTATGTCAGTGACGCAAGCGCCTGCGTCAACACTCTTTTACCAAGCGGCGCTCTGAGTGCGTTAGGCTATGACATAGATGGCGTTTTAATTTTTCCAGATGGGCTTGAAGGCATAGGTGGTTTGCGATTGGGCAATTCCGGTTATGCAGAACCGATTAATGTGTTGGCTCGTTCGCGCACTGCTGACTTGATTGATGGCGCTGTAACAACGCGATTCTGCTTCCCGTGGTTTGTGAAATCCGGAGCCAGCGTCACGTTTAAGTTGCGTAACTATGGCGCGAGATATGTAGTTTAACGCGCACGTTGCGCGACAGTGCGTAGAAAAACACGGCTGGCATTATGCCTACCGGACATATCAATGTAACGCAGGATACTAGCGCGCACGAGCGCAAGGGGTTAGGGGTGGAAGCGGAGTTAATCAAGGAGTGCGTGCGGGAGGTTTTATCAGAGCGTGCCTCTGTCAATCCAGATATTCACCGCGACCATCATTTATGGATGGAGCGCTGCATTCCCAAGCTGGAAGCGTTCCTTGATTACCGAGATGTCAGGATGAAGCAACTCAAGCGCCGCGAAGAAAGATGGCAGACGATTACCAATACAGCGGTTGGCGTTGTCGTGGTTTCGGTCGTGACAAGCCTGATTGGCGCTCTGGCGTGGATCGGCAGTCTCGTAATACAGGCGTTTATTCATTGGGTGCATTCTGCGCCCCAAGGTGGCGGTTGATATGATCAAAATCAACAAAAAAGCTGGCTTTGGACTGGCGGCAATTATGCTTGCCGTGCCGATGACTGCATACTATGAAGGCGCGGTACTTCACACCTACCGCGATCCGGTTGGAATCCCCACTGCCTGCATTGGTGAGACCGACAGCGAAATCGTTTTGCAGGAGCGCTTCACCGAGCAGGAGTGCACGGCTGTTCTCGGCGCTTCGATGGCTGTACACGCGCAGGAAGTGGCGGTGTGCATACGCCAGCCGCTGAAGCCGAACGAGGCCGCGGCTGTTCTGTCATGGGCATACAACATCGGTTCCGGTGCTGCTTGCAGAAGCACGCTGGTTCGGAAGATCAACGCAGGCACGCCGGCATCGGAGTGGTGCGCGGAGCTATGGCGATGGGACAAAGCTGGCGGAAAAGTATTGCCTGGGCTTACCAAACGTCGCGGGTCTGAGTACCTGATGTGCACAACAGGAAGATGGAAAACATGAAGCTGATCCCTGACTGGCGCCAGGCGTGGCGCTGGTACTCAGTCAATTGCCCAATGCTGTCTGTTGCCGTGCTTGGCGCATGGGCAGCGCTGCCGGAAGCCATGCAAAACAGCTTTAGCCCGCTGGAATTGAAGGTATCTGCAATCGTGCTGACGTTGCTTGGCATCGGTGGTCGGTTCATCGATCAGCAGAAGGCGGAGAAACCATGATCTGGGTGGCGCAAAACTGGAAACTGATTGCGGTTGCCGTTGTGATGGCTGGCTGCTCTCTGCTTGGCTGGTCTGGCCGCGGCTGGTACGAAGACAGTGTTGATCTGGCTGAACTGCGTGGCGCACAAGCCGCTATTGGCGCCGCCATGAAGCGAGAATCCGAGATTGCTGGAAAGCTGGAAACTCGACTTCAGGAACTCAAAGCTAATGAGAGAGTGATTGAACGTGAAACTATTAAGATTGTTAATCGGCCTGTTTATCAGTCTGTGTGTCTTGATGCTGACGGCCTGCGCCTCATCAACCTGTCCAAAGGTGCAGCCACAACAAAACCTGCTGACAAAGTGCCCTGAGTTGCCGGATCTTGCAGGCGTCACCGGTGCAGATGTGTTGAGCACAATGACGGCGTGGGGCGGCATGTATGCCGAGTGCGCAGCCAGGCAGAATGCACGCAGTCAATAATTGTCCCGCTGCCAGCTCATCTCACATCTCCCCCTGCTGCTAGGATTGCTGCTTTGACTTCGTCAAACCAGTTGCATGAGTCTACGCCGCACGGATCAGGCAACTCCACCACGAACTTGCGCTCTGCCAGCTGCACCGATAGCGCATCGCGCTGCTGTTCAAACTTGCAGCAAGTTTCCGCCAAGATTGAATATGTATCATTCAGTCCTGTCAGCAGCTTCTCCAGCCCATCAATCCGCGCCTGCTGCTGTGATATGATCTCAGAAACAGATAAAGCAATTCCCATCAGGCGCTTTTTCTCAGGGGCATCTACGCACTCAACAGCCACCATGCCGAAGTATTCAATAATCTTCTTCGCTGTATGCGGATACTCGCCGACATTGTTTCCGTAGTTCAAGTTAATCTGTGCATCTGTCATACATCACCTCTCTTAACGCGGCCTAGTTCGCGTGTATAGGGAAAACTGCGGCTGTGTTCGTTTAATGCAGTGTTAGGCGTCATGCCGCCCCATACAGTTCTGCCAGTTCATCAAGCCATTCCTGTTTAATTGGCTTGTTTTCTGCCACATATCTGCCCATTGCCTCAACAATATCGCACGCACGCTGTTGCCGGTGAATGTCTCTCGGCATCAATCCTAAAGGCGGCTTTGCTCCTGCTGCATCCTCCAACGCAATCACTTTGTCCATTGCGTTTTCTTCGGCTCGTAAGGCCGCTTTCAACCGCTTATCAATCCAAGCAAATCGGCCAATTATTTCGCCGCTGCTGGCGTTATGCACAAACTCAATAATATCGTTGTCGTTCTTAAATGCAGTGTTTTTACTCATACTTACCTCATTACGCCTAACAACTCGCTCAACCTCGTTCGTCATTTCATTCCTCACTGGACACGCTTCGCGTGCCGGTTAGCTCTGGGTTAGCCGTCAACGGATGAAGTCGCCGCGCAAGTTGCGCATGGAAATCCCGTCTTTCTTTAGGCTCTCAGACGTTCGCCGCGAATACTCAACATTCGTACCTTGGCAGTTAATAAAGATATTGCAGGAAGTGCAATCTTCTGGCGCTCGGTCTGCAATAAGCGCCACCAACAAGTTCAATTGTTTTTCAATTTCTTTGTCCATTTCCTATACCCTCTGTCGTTTACGGCTAACAAATCGTTCAAAGACGCCTGCTTTGCAGGCTGGACAGTCAAACCGCTACGCGGTCTGCCTGCCCTTTAACTCCAGTGTTATACGCCATCAGTGCTGCGCCCGTGAAAAGAATGTTCTGATTGCGCCGCAGCAGCTTCTCTATATTGGTTTTCGCGCTCAAGAATATACCGCTTTGCAGTTTCGTAGCGCATTTCATCTTTCCATTTCACTCCAACGCACATTACTATCTCGTCATACAGCCTTGCTTTCGATATGCAACGGTTCACAAAAGCTATAAAATCCTCTGCATCTTCACGAATTTCACCAAGCTCTTGCCCATCAAATCCGTTTCCCTTCGCAACACAAACATCGTCATATTGCTTAACAGAAAACAGCTCAATATCAGGACGTATAACAACTCGCTCATGGTCAGTCGTCACTTTGTTCCTCCTTGGACTCACTCGCTTTCGCTCGTTCGCCCCATAGCTCTGGGTTAGATTTCCTTGCCATCGTTATCTGCCCACGCACTATCATTCAGCACGTCCGTAATACGCTGGTAAAGCCATGTCTCAATAATTGATGCTTCGCTCTGGTGTATATCATCCAGCAACCCAGCAACTTTTTTGCAGTGGCTTTCATCGCGTGGTACTCCGGCGGTAATAAGCTAGAAACCGAAACTATCATTTTGTCTGTCATATTTATCTCCAGGTTTTGCTGTATAACTGTCGCTTGAGCGAATAGTTACGGCCTCTGGCTGTCTTAAACAGAACCCGCCTACTGCTGGTTAATGTCGAACCAAGGCGGGGCTGGTGGCGGTCAAGAAATCTTGATGCCAGCCTTGTATTCAATGTGAGCGCCTTTTATTTCAAAGCCCGATTCAATGGCGTTCTTGATTGCTGTCTTATCGGCTTCCTCCTTGACTCGCTTGCATTCGCTTGGAAGCAATGAAATATCATCGACAACAACAGACGCCCTTGCAGCAAGCAGCTTCACGCTATGCTCAAGCGTTCCAAGCTTGTCGGCCTTGGCTCCCTCCATGCACATGCGGAGATAGGCTTTAAGGCTCTCAGCTTTCCTGTCCAGAATATCAGCGCGCGCCTTATAGCCTTTTGCTACCGCTGAAAGCGCTTCACTATCTGACTGTAGCTGCTTGATAAAAGCCACCACGCGAGCGGCTTTTTCATTGACAGCTTCGTCTGACGCCTCAAGGATCGCATACAGCTGATCTTGTGGAATATCCTGCTCATCATCAAGCAGCGCGTATAGCTCTCGGTCATCTTGAACAATCTTGAATAATGCGGTCATGTCGTTTTCCTTAGAATAGTATATCGTCGTCGAAATCAGGAGATTCCGCGTTGGCATAAAAGTTGTTTGTTTCAGCAATTTTCTGACGCTCTTCTTTCAGCTTGCGAACTGGGTTCTCGCTGATGTACTGAACAAGTTTGCTGAGTTTCGCTGGTTGAACCTTGCTATCAAGAACCTCATCGGCTGTCAGCTCCGTGTCAGCCTGGAACGGGGCGAAGATAGTCATCTTTGTTTTCAGCTCCCCGGATCTGTTGCGGTATTCTTCCTGTTGCAGAAGCAGGCCAACCTTCTTTCCCATCAGGTCAGGGAATAGGCTGGCCGCCTGCAATTCCTTGGTTTTTGATTCGGGGTTATATTTCTCAATCCTTCCATCCTGCGGAGCGATGTTCCGGATTTTCATGCAGGCCATGATTGCGTTTAATACTTTCAGGCCATGCAGGTCTTTGCCGTCTTTGTTCATTGTCCAGATGGTCAGATAGTCGGCTTCTTGCGCTCCGGTAGAGAATGCAAACTCAACGCCTTTTGTTCCTTGCGCGCTGACTTTGTTTTCTGCCCTGACAAACGTGCCGACGTATTTTCCCGCCTCTGTTATAAACTTGTTGCCATCGTTTGCAGCTCTTGCTGCTGCTGGATTAAGTGCGTACATGGTGGTCTCCTTGGGTTATATCAGGCCGCTGCCTGAATATGGTAGTAGCCTGCAATAGTTTTATCTATGGCCGACAAATCGTTATCAATGCGCTCGCTGTCAAACATTCCTATCGGGGATTTGACGGTATCGCTGCCATTGTTCACTGTTGAAAACTGGAATCTTCCTGCGTCTACATGCGTCCTTAGAACTATGGTGAACAAGCCCTCCACAGTTATCTTTTCGTCTAATAGCTTTCCAATAGTCTTACAGCGAGTCTTTCCTGTGTCGTCGGTATTGGTATGGCCAAGTATGTACACACGGACATCATCAGGTAGATTGTTTGCTAGGGTCAGCACATCAAAGGCGTGTTTCCCAATATCGGTAAACTTCTGGAACCCGACTTCATCCGTGCGCATCATGAACTCGCCGCTCATCAGGTACTGAAAGTCGTCAATCACAATAATCTTGCGCGTGGTCTTGCGCATATAATCCATGCACGCCGACCAGTTATGTGCGAGCAATATGTTCCCGTCTTTATTTTCCTTGGTTAAATATGACCAGCCACGGAACGGCATAGGCTTTTTTACTATCTGGATCAACAGAACTTCTGATGGATTCATGTTCCGAAGGCTGGCTGTTTTTCCTGTTCCTGATTCACCTAGTATCAATGTCGCAATGCTCATAATGTTCACCTGTTATCAATGGATTAAAATGGTTTTGGCTCGTTCAGCCACTTGTTCCACAGCTTGCGCATCTTCCTGCGCCACAGCGCTTGCTTTATGGATGTTGCTGCCTGTGAAATCTTTGAGCGAATAACGGCCACTGCACTGCTCATATCGCCACCTTTAACTTGTCAATACTCTTTTGTAATTCGTCAATCTTTCTCTGCGCTGCTTCGCGCTTAGCCGTTTCGATGTCAACCTCTATTAAAGGGAAGTCTACTTCTACCCATTCGGATACTCGCACCCAAGATGAAAGCTCTTGTTCTCCACCTTCTTCACAGGTAAACGGGTGGCCTTTTATGTCATGGTTTTCAATCAGGGTTGCCATCTTAAAAAGTGCAACTCTCATATCGCCACCCCTAGCGCCTTCGCTACTAAATCGTGAATTTCATCAGCAAGGTTTTTCTGATCTGCTTCGCTGATGTGTTTCTTTGTTTCTCTGTAAAGGTCTCCGCTGATTTCATCTACCCAGTCTGGAATAGATGCCCATTCCAAAACCTTGCTGATCTTGTCTTCCTGCGCCTTTGTTAGATCTACGTCATCATCTGGCTGACGGTTGTCCCATGCTGCCTGTGCTGCTGCGAATTGACGTTGTGCGTTCATGCTTGAATCTCCCCAACAATGCGCGTGTAGACAAACGCTGCCTGGATGTGAGCCATGCCCATGCGGCACAACATCCGGATGATTCCGATAGGGGATTGAGCGACATACTCCACGCCGTCAACTGTGGCCACGATCAGCGAGCCCTCTTTCTTGATGTTGTCTACGTTCATGCGATCACCATCCTTATAAAAGGTTTCGTTATAGTTTCGAGATATTTCTTTTGGCTATCTGGCAAATCTTCTCCGTCATAATCTAGCCACTCCTGAACGGTTTTCTTTGTGCATCCGCCCCACGCAACTTCTTTATCCAGCACAATGATTTTGTAGGGTTCAATCTGTAGACACTGGACGCGATGAGTTCCGCCAACAGCGCCGGACAAATCAGCGCCGGACAAATCAGCGCCGGACAAATCAGCGCGGGACAAATCAGCGCCGTACAAATTAGCGCGGGGCAAATTAGCGCCGTACAATTTAGCGCCGGACAAATCAGCGCCGGACAAATCAGCGCGGGACAAATCAGCGCCGGACAAATCAGCGCCGTACAAATTAGCGCCGGACAAATCAGCGCCGGACAAATCAGCGCCGGACAAATTAGCGCCGGACAAATTAGCGCCGTACAAATTAGCGCGGGGCAAATTAGCGCCGGACAAATCAGCGCCGTACAAATTAGCGCGGGGCAATTTAGCGCCGGACAAATCAGCGCCGGACAAATCAGCGCGGGACAAATCAGCGCCGTACAATTTAGCGCCGGACAAATCAGCGCCGGACAAATCAGCGCGGGACAAATCAGCGCCGGACAAATTAGCGCCGTACAAATTAGCGCGGGGCAAATCAGCGCCGTACAATTTAGCGCCGGACAAATCAGCGCCGGACAAATCAGCGCCGGACAAATCAGCGCCGGACAAATCAGCGCGGGGCAAATTAGCGCCGTACAAATCAGCGCCGGACAAATCAGCGCCGGACAAATTAGCGCGCTCCCCGCCTTCTTCATCTCGCAGCCACATGCTATTCCGCTTGATGATTTCTGCCAGTTCTTCTTTAGTCATCTTTGCCTCCGTCCAGCATTAGGCTGGTATGGGAGAGACTATAAACGCCATGTTTATATAATGCAAACAATTTGTTTATTATTTTTTTGGGCACAGGTGTACTATCAGCAGGCCGCAATCTGGCGGCTTACAGGGAGATAGGTATGCGTAAAATAATGGCGGTCATTTTATCTATTAAGGGGCTTGCATTTATATAAACGCCGTGTTTATACTGGCGTACACAAAATGTTTTGGTGTCCTATGAGCGCATACGAAAAGATCGTTTCCATTGTTGGCAGCAAGGCTGAACTGGCAAGACGGCTAGGAATGTCTCCCCAGAGGGTGGGTAATTGGGAAACCAGAGGCATACCTGCTGATCAGGCAGAGAACCTTGCGCGGATAGTAAAGAACAAAGTCTCCAAGAGCGAGATGTGCCCGCACGTCTTTTATCCAAAACGCACCAAGAAATCCACTAACTAACGAGGCAGTAACCATTTTAAGGGACTCTTTCGGGACGGGTGCAAAGCAGTGAACTACTACAACTTTCACATTGGCGATTACGCAGCGCACACCAGGCATCTTTCGCCAATGGAAGATTTGGTATATCGCCGACTGCTAGATATCTATTACCTATCAGAGAAACCGCTGCCAGAAAGCATTGACCATTGCTGCCGAATTATAGGATTGAACGACCGTTCAACGGACGTTCAACAGGTGCTTAACGAGTTTTTTGTTCTTAGTGAAACAGGGTGGGAAAGCGATAGGGCAAACGCTGAAATAGCCGCTTTCCATGCCAAGAAAAAGCAGGCATCAGAGGCAGGAAAGGCCAGCGCAGCAGCCCGCAAACCCTTACAGAATAAGGACTCTCAACGGAATAGCAACGACCGTTCAACGGACGTTCAACCAACCAATAACCAAGAACCATTAAAAAACAAAGATAAAAAACAAAAAGAATTAACCCCTGCTCCCGCCAAGGCGGTCGCTGTATTGGTTCAAAAATCAAACGACCTCGCATTGCTGACAGCCATTGACGGCATGACTGACCAAGTCGCCAGAGACTTCCTGACTGTTCGCAAAGCCAAGAAAGCCACATTGACCGCTACTGCACTTGCACTGATTGCCAAGGAAGCCGACAAGGCTGGAATCACAACCTCGCAAGCCATTGCCATAGCGACTGCCAGAAACTGGACTTCGTTCAAGGCTGAGTGGATAGCCGACAAAGACGGCAAGACCAACGCCGAACGGACACAGGATTACAAAGACCAGAAGGCTGCCGAATTTTACGCGCCCCTGATGGACATGACCGAAGAAGAAAAACGCGAATGGGGGTTTCAGTGATGGATCGCAAGATTGACCAATTCTTCCGCTTGATCCGTGGCGTGTATGGCGCCAGCAAGTTTGCCAACCAGTGGCCGACAGAGCTGGACATCCAGGCTGCCAAGACTTTGTGGGCTGACCAGATCAACAAGCACACGCCTGCCGAACTCAAGAAAGCGATGATTCACGCGCAAAGCATGGCAGCAAACGGTGAGCAGGAATGGCAGTGGCCAAACATCGGCTTGATCTTGTCCGGCGCCAAACGCTACGCCACTACCGCACATAGACCGTTCCTGCCTGAGCCGCCTAGAGACATACCGCCAGCGCACGAACGACACAGGCGCGCACAAGAATTACTGGAGATCATGCGATGAGAACTGGAGACAGGGTTATTTGGGAAAGGCTCGAATACACAATCCTTGCCGAGTACGACAGCGAGTTCGTGTACATCACGGCAGGCAACAGCGCACAGCTGGTCGCCATTGAAGAACTGGTGATGGCATGAAAGGCAATCGCCCAATCGCTAACACTAACCCGCTGGCCGACTCAATCAAAGCGCAGCAATCCGCCTATTTGGCCGCCGGTAAGACGATCAGGGCTATCCCCTTAGGGCAGGGTAGCCAGACTCCCTCGATCAACCAGACAGCCGCAGAAGCCCGCAGATCAATCGCCAAGGATATGGGGAGATTCTTCGATGGCCCGTAAAACGATATGCAAGTGCGGCAATCCGCTGACGCATCCAAGCTCTACCCAGTGCAGCCCGTGCAAGACCATTGCATTGCGGATTCGCCGAGCCAAGGACAAGGATCTGCAAGGCTTTAATCCAGTGATGCAGCAAATGATCCAGTGGAGGCCGGCATGTTAAGCGCAGCTGAAATTGCAACAGGTGACAGGTATGAAGACGCCCAATTCTGTGAGCGGTTCGGCGTGGATCAATCGCGCATTGCCAGAGCTGTCTGGAAACGTCAGTCCGGAATACAGGATGGACTGTTTTGCGCGTCACATGCTGAAGCATTGGAAAAGAGACCAGATCGAGGCATGGCTGGCCAAAAACGCTACACGGTCGGCAGATATGAGAGCCAGGCTCAACAGGGAGAAGCAACATGCTAACAAGTAGCGTTAGAGAATCCAGCGTAGACGCCTATCACGACTGCGCTGACATCCTTGCAGATTGTACCGACGTAATAATGCAGTGCATCAAGGATCATCCAGAGGGCTGCACTCGCAAGCAAATCTCAGTAGAGACAGGCATCTGCACAGCGACAGTGAGCGGCCTGATTACGCCGAGACTGGCGACTCGTGAAGTGATCGAGGCTTACCTGAAGAAGCCGTGTCCCATCACTGGCCGCAGGGTCAACTGGCTACACCATCCAGCCAACAACGGGCAAAGGAGCTTATTCGCATGAGACAGTACGCTCGCCCACCAGAAGGCAACGACTACGCCAACGATGACCACAAAACAGCGGCCATTATCGCGTCTGGGATTATGGCTGCTGGCTGCATTGTTTCTTTCATGCTCATTGTTCTCCACTTGCTTGTGAAGTATTGGCCATGACTGAATCTGCCCGCCTTGTCATTGACCACGCTGACGGCGTAAGAGCTGCCGTTATCAGAGCTGGCAATGCCTGTTTGCAATTACTACAGGCTGGCGCTGTTGAGATTCTTGTGCGGCATTACAAGTCAAAGCGCAGCATTGAGCAGAACGACATGCTGCACGGTATCTGCGCTGAGATTGCAAAATCCAAACCATGGGCAGGCAGGATGCTGGATACAGAAGGCTGGAAGCGTCTTCTGGTTGACGCATGGGTAAGAGAGTCAGGACAACGGAACGGCGACATTGTTCCGAGTATTGACGGGCAAAGCGTTGTGGTACTGAACAAGTCCACAGCGAACATGAACACCGCAGAGCTTAGCGAGCTGATTGAGTTTGCTCTGGCGTATGCGGCGACGAATGAAGTTAATGTGAAATATGCAGCTTAATCAACCGAGGAAATAACCATGAAAGACCAACATGAAAAAATTAAAGGCTACCGCGATCTTTCGCAAGCCGAAATTGACCTGATGAACGAAGGCAAAGAACTGGCAGAAAAGTGCGGCGCGTTTATTGCCAAGCTGGAAGCTGACAGCGCTACCGACAAGCGCAATGTTGCATTAGGTAAAACCAATTTGCAGCAGGGCTTTATGTGGGCAATCCGCGCTGTTGCGCAACCGACAACTTTTTGAGGAATCAACCATGGGAAACAGAGCATCACGCAGAGCGCAGCTTGCGCAAAATCGCAAGTTGGCGACTATTGGAATCAGAGACGGTCAAGTAGTGCAAGGAGTTCGTGGCGCGCTGACCGGATCAAATCGCTCAAGGCCACGCGTTAAATTCAAGACGGCTAAAGGGTCCCCTCGTACTGATGCTGTGCGTTTTTTGATGGCTCTGCATGAGTGGCTGGAGCCAAAAAGAAGATGAACCTCTGGATCAACTCACGCGCAACGCACTGGACAGGTGATGGCGATTTGCACAGTGTTTATTTCGTGATGTTCGGTGATTTGCGGATAAGCAGAGAGACGCGCAAGCGGGATAAGGCCGTGAGTACTCTGGAGCAGTTTGCAAGGATATTGGGGATTGATCCGTGAGAATCATCAGCACAAAACTCAGGGAAAGCGCCAGAGGTCAGGATTGCACACTGCGTATACCTGGCATCTGTAACTTCAATCCTGAGACAACCGTTCTCGCGCACCTGCCCTGCGGCCACAAAGGCGTTGGCATGAAGTCGCCTGATGTAATGGCTGTATTTTCCTGCAGCCATTGCCATACGTTCATCGATAGCCAGCGATTCGCAGAGCTGACAGCTAAGCACATATTGCAGGCATTGGCTGAGACACAGATGTATTGGGTGCAGAAGGGGTTGATAACAGTGAAGGGGATGAGGGTATGAATTGGTTTTTGGTTTTATTGATCGGCCTTCTAGCTGGCCACAGTATTGGCTGGATTCGAGCGCATCACACAATTGCGCACGAGTGCGAAAAGATTGGCCAGTTCTATGTTGGCGATAAGGTTTTTGTTTGTCAGAGGAAGAGCAAATGAACGAACGCCAATCACGGGAAGCCATGTACTACCCCAAACGCAAACAAAGCAGGGCGCTAGAGGTAAGTGTTATCGCAATGGCTGGCATGATTATTGTGCTGGTGGCGCTGAGCTTGTGGGTTAGGTGAGTCAATAACCTTGGAGCTAAACGGCATGATTGAGCGAAGCGAAAGCATGTCCGGCGCAGGCGAAGCCGGAGCGAATTTGAGCGACTTGTTATATGGCAAGCCAAATCACGGCATGAAGGTTCATTGTGCCTATGTTATAGAGCGCAAAACCTACGGCCCCGAGTGGGAAGCATACGCATACCCAAAAAGGGATTGGGTTGAGGCGGTAGATGCCCTTAACAAATTACGTGAACAGGAGAAGACTAAAAGGATACAGCGACCTTTACGGCTTGTATTTGAGAGTCGCGAGTATTTTGACATATAACATTGCGGTAAGCGGCTTTAGTCCGCTTGACCGCGTTGTTATGCACCGAACACCTAACGAGATTTAATAATGGCTATTGAATTACTGAACATTGATTGCATGGAATATATGAAGACGCTGCCAGATAAGGCGTTTGATTTGGCTATCGTTGACCCGCCGTATGGGATTGGCGAATGCGGCGACAGAAACGCAAGCCGTGGAATGCGGGCTGTAGCGAAAGATTACAAGGCTTTTGCTGGCGGCGATGCCGCCACCCCCCAGAGCGATTACTTTGACGAGTTACAGCGCGTGAGTAAAAATCAGATTATCTGGGGAGCAAACCATTTCATTGATGCAATGCCGTTTATGTGCAATGCGCCTTGCTGGGTGGTTTGGGACAAGGATAACGGGGAAACAGACTTTGCCGACTGCGAGCTTGCTTGGACTTCGTTTAGAACAGCAGTAAGGAGGTTTATGTTTAGGTGGCAAGGAATGCTTCAGGGCGACATGAAAAACAAGGAATCCCGCATACACCCAACTCAAAAACCTGTGCAGATATACAAATGGCTTTTGCAGAATTACGCCAAGCAAGGCGACAGGATTTTAGACACGCACCTTGGCAGTGGCTCCAGCGCCATTGCAGCGCACTACGGCGGTTTTGATTTTGTAGGCTGCGAGCTGGATACTGATTACTTTAACGCAGCAAGCAAGCGGTTTGAGCAGGCTACTGCCCAACTGGCTATGTTTGGTGCCTAACGGATAAGTTAAAGGGCGAGCCGCTTGCGGCGAGTCCAGCGAGGAACGAGCGACTTTGAACGATTTGTTAGAGGGCAATTTATGACATCAAGATGGAAAGGAAATACTGAAGACACAACCGGCGAAGCCATTTTTATGATCGAAGGGGTGGAGTACAAGATGGATCTGGATAGCTTCGAGAAGTTCAGAACCATAGAAAAGATGCTGGAAGTAACATTTAAGCAGGGCAAGCATTTTGCAGCGCAGGCAATACGCGGCCACCTTGACATGGCTATGCGTGATGCAGAGGCGCAACATGCCCTCTAACAGAAAGGTAAGCGGCGCTGCCGCAGGTGATTGATATGAGTGACACAGTTGAACAGCGTCCGCTTGACCGACGAGTTAGGTGTATTTTCTACGGAGACTGCCCATTTAATACGATGGATTGTGAAGACGATACGCCTCACTACCGATGCGAAAAAAGGATAGTGGATAAAATGGTGCGCATCCGGTATTGGTATCAGGAGACATTAGAGAGCGGAAGATGGGTTCTCACTGGCCTGATGTCTGCTGATAATGCACTGAAGATTCATGCGTCTAAACTGTATGAACAATCTGAAATTGTTACCGATAGCGAATACACCTAACACCAGCTTAACCGGCGGCGCATAGCGCCGTCCGAGTTGAAGCGACAGTTATGCAACTACAAACTACGGAGTGATTTATGCTTTTTGAATTTAAAATACGGGACAGGGTTGAAGTGTTGCCACTAAGCGCAAAAGGAACGGTTACGGCTCTATTTGTTTGCGAGGATGGAATACAGTACAGAGTGCGGTATTTTTATGATGGCAATGTACGCAGCGAGTACTTCTATTCTGAGGAGCTGACTGGTGCATAACACCAGCTTAACCGGCGGCGCATAGCGCCGTCCGAGTTGAAGCGACAGTTATACACCGAGTATTGGAGAGCTAAAATGAAAAAGATAGAAGCATACAAAGCAATACTGGCTACAGTTGATGACTGCATTGCGGCAACAGCCATTGACAGCAGCGTGGATATTAGAAGCAACCTAAAGCTGCTTATTAAATTGGAAGAAATTTCAGCCGAGTTTGGAGTGGAAATACCAAGCTATTATGGCTATGGCAGCGATTGGTATAAGCTATCCGACTTCCAAACCATCGGAATTCATGGCGAGGCGCACCGCCGCACTATATCTTGGTCTGATGATGATTCTCAGCCGGAAAACGAGTGGCTGTATGTTATTTGCTTCCCAACAGGCGCGTACATTTTCGGCCAAGAATACCCAACCAAAACATTTCAGGCATTTTTTAACGAGCTTAAACAGTTTGAGCCAAAGTACATAGACTCAGCGAACAAAGCTCTGTACTTCACAAGCGAAAAATCAGCAGCCGTACACGCGGCTTTCCCAGAAATTTTGCAGCGGTACAAAGGTCTTGTGGATGCGGAGCTTAAAGAAAAGCGGGTAAAGGCCCTGCAAGATGAACTTGAGAAACTGCAAGGTGTATAACACAGAGTTAAGGCCGCTGGCCGTCAGGCCAGTCGCGCCTTGAACGACAAGTTAGAACTCAACTGAAACAGGGGGCAATATGAAGCCAGTAAAAATTGTAAGCGCCAGACTGAATGAGTCAGGTGAAATGGAGATCATCAGGCAGCACCCAAGTAACATGGTCTATGCAAACGGCGTACCCGTTCCAGATCGGGTTGTTAAGGAGATATATCGATCAAATGGCGCTGGTGTGATTGTTCTTGCTGAAGAAGTCGAAGGGCGACACGAGCCTTCGAAAATGGTGCCGGAGCGTATTGAGTTCTAACAACAGATTATATGAACCTTGCAAGGTAGGTAACTGCGATGGCATACAGAACAACGAAAAAGAGCGCTGAAGTAATGGCGGCAATGCGCGCAGCAAAAGAGCGCAAGCGGCTTGCTGGCACTGCACCAGAATACCCGTCGATACTGCCAGAGTTAAGGCGAACCATCATTGTGATCGACTACGATTCAGGCGCGCCAGTGCATCACCAGATAGACCTGCACAGGACAAACCGGATTGACCAATACCGCGCAGTTGTAGATGGGCAAGAGTGGAAACGGCGCATCGGATTCTCTGGTGTACTGGCAGGAATCCGTAAATCAATGCCGAGGGTAACAGCATGAACGACTGGCAATCAGCAAAGATCCGCGCGCGCGGAATAATAGACATCGACAGCCATGACGAAAGCATGATGCCGCTGCTGATCATCTGCGGGCTGATAACTCTGGTATGTGTGGCTATGTTGGCGAGGGAGGTGCTGTGAGAGCCGATGAAAGAGCTAAGGCTCTACAAAACATGGCAAGCGGTATCGCTACCCCCCCCCTCGCAGCCGGTGATTTTATGATTGTTAGTAAAGCAGAGTTTCGTCGATTGCTTGGCGCCGCGCATAAGCCAGAAAGGCTCAGGCCGGAAATAGAGCCGACAGCGAGAGTGTTACTGCATGAAAGGGCGGCGTTGTGATACTCCAGTCCGGCGACAGCCTGGTATTCGCCCTGCCATACCCGCCCAGCGTTAACACCTACTGGCGACACAAGGTTATCGGCAAACGCGCAGCCATTTACATCAGCGAGAAGGGCGCAGCGTTCCGGCAATCAGTGAAGGCGCTGGTGTCTATCACTGAGCCAATCAGCAACCTGCTGCACGTCAGCATCAGGCTAACCCCGCCAGACAAGCGGATCAGGGACATTGATAACCCTATCAAGGCACTACTCGACGCACTGACACACGCAGGCGCATGGCAAGACGATAGCCAGATAAAACGCCTGTCCGTGGAAATGCTGGAGAAAGGGCAGGGCGGGGCATTGGTAACAATTCAGGAATATCTAGCCTAACGATTCGGGGGAATCAGAATGCTGATAGGAATAGCCAGAAAGTACCAGCCAACCGGCTACATGGAGTGCGACCAGTGTGGAGGCAATAGCCATCAGGTCAGGTTCGCCAGCTCAGAGCATAAAATCTGCCTGAGTTGCGAGCAGGACGAGCTGCGGGAGTGCAAGACCTGCGACGCCAGCAAGCCTCTAACACAGTTTGCCGTAAAGATTGGCTCTGTAGGGTGCAGGGGCGCTGTCTGCAAGAAGTGCAAGGCTGACGCAAGGCGCGAGAAGTACGCCATTGGCACTCGCTGCTGTGTTTGCAAGGTCAAGATTGACGGATGCGGCACAGGCTCCAAGCGCTATTGCCCAACCTGTGCAACATTACCCAGAGAGCGCAAGAAGATAACCATCAAAGCCATGTTTAACGCAGCAGCGTTTCTAGCCAAGCCGTGGAAAATGAGTCCCGCATAACGGACTTCCAACCGAAAAACCAATAACTAGACTGGAATGACACAACAGAGGATCGACACATGAAAAAGCTACTACTAGCAATCATTGCAACACTGACCACCGTATCAGCGCAAGCTAAAGACACCTGCTTTACCTTCGACAATGGCGACCCTGCCGCCTTGACGCTGTACAAGGTCAAAGTGGTCAATGTCAGGAAAGGCCAGTCTGTCCACCTGATGGGCGTCGCTGTCATGCCAAACAACCTCCAGGCGTCGCCGCTAACGGTCGAAGGCGCAGCTCTGGGGCTGACAGAAGGGCATATTAACTTCTACCTGACAGCTATCAAGCAAGACGGAACGCCAATGGCCGCGCCCGTCTACGTGCAGCTGGCCAACCAGCCGAGCTATTCCGGAACAAACTCGCCAAACCTGACGCACGTTGTCTGCGATAACTTCCCGATATTGCAGAACCTCTGATGTTTCTGGTTAAGAAAATGGGGCTTGAGCCGCTTGATTGTGGCTCAAAGCCTCCAAAGGGATGGCAATATATGCACAACAGCGCAGAGATCGCACTGGTACACCCAGAGCGCGAGTGCGTGTTATCCACAGATAAGAGCGACAGCATGGCAGCTGTGTGCGCTGCGTTAGTCAGGGCGGCGAAAGAGAATGACAGGATGCACTACCAGAACGCCTAGCCTCTGCACAGCACAGGACAGCAAACAGACCCGCTTCGGCGGGTTTTTTATTGCCTATAGATTGCGCGATTGGTCACGGCTACGTTTGCCGCATAGGGCTGTATTGCTCGCAAAAATCCTTAAGCCGTCAAAGGCTTATGAAAAGTAGGCAGTGATTATGGAAGGCTTCGGCAATAGAGCCAAAGGCAAGGTATTGAAAAGCGTAATAGCGCAACGACTAGAAGCCAAAGCGGCTCTAGCTGTAATCGTTGACGCAATGATCGATAAGGCAATGGACGGCGACCTAGCCGCAGCCAGAGAGATATTTGACCGCATAGACGGCAAGCCAAAACAGCAGACAGAAATTACCGGCGCAGATGGTGAAAGCATTATGAAAGCTGTAGAGATCAGGCTTGTAAGACCTAATGCTGCAGGATGATGGAACGCTTCTAGCCGAGTTTCCAGAAAAGCTCGGATTCCTGTTTGAGCCAAAGCGCTACAAAATCTGCTACGGCGGTCGAGGCTCTGGTAAATCCTGGGGCATCGCTCGCGCCCTGATCATCATTGCAGCTAAAGACAAGAAGCGCATCCTCTGCACACGGGAGATCCAGAAGTCGATCAAGCAGTCAGTCCATACGCTGTTAGCTGACCAGATACGCGCTCTCGGACTCGGACATCTGTTTGAAATACTGGAAACCGAGATTCGTAGCAAATCAGGCAGCGTCTTTAGCTTTGCCGGTCTGGCTGGTCACACGGTCGAGTCTATCAAATCGGTTGAAGGCACAGACATCTGCTGGATTGAGGAAGCGCAAACCGTCAGCAAGAAATCATGGGAGATCCTGATCCCAACTATCAGGAAGCCCGACTCTGAAATATGGGTGAGCTTCAATCCCGCGTTAGTAACAGATGACACGTACCAGCGCTTTGTTGTGCATCCCCCTAAAGATTCCATCGTCTGCCGGATTAACTGGTCAGACAATCCGTGGTTCCCCTCTGAGCTGGAAGCGGAACGCCAACACCTGCAAAGCGTAGACGCCGAGAGTTACAAGAACGTCTGGGAAGGTGAGTGCAAGTACGTTGTGGACGGGGCGATCTACAAGGCAGAGATCGAAGCAGCCAAGGAAGCCGGACGCCTAACGTCAGTTCCGTATGACCCTGTTTTGACGGTCAACACCTTCTGGGACTTGGGCGTAGGCGACGCAACGTGCATATGGTTCACGCAGCAAGTCGGCAAGGAAATCCGCGTTATTGATTACCACGAAGCGAACGGCGAAGGGCTGCCGTATTACGCGAAAGTATTGCAGGACAAGGGTTACCTGTACGGAAAACACTTTGCACCGCATGACATACAGGTGAGGGAGCTTGGCTCTGGCCGCTCGCGGATAGAAACAGCCGCATCGCTTGGCATCAAGTTTGAAGTCACGCCAAACATCCCGATAGAAGACGGCATTCACGCTGCCAGGATGATCCTCTCCCGTTGCTGGTTTGATGAAGCCAAAACACTGCGCGGCATGGAATGCCTGTGCAACTACCGGCGCGAATACAACGACAAGCTAGGCGAGTTCAAAGCAACGCCTGTCCACGATTGGGCATCGCACGGCGCTGACGCATTCCGTTATCTGGCCGTAGCCATTCAAGACGAGAAAGAAAAAACAGCAGTTAAACCTAAACAGAGCCAATACAGATCAGGCGGATGGATGCGATGAGCGAAGATAACCAGAAAGATAATGCAGCCCATGAGGCTAACGAATCGCAGGCTGAAAAGGACAAGGAGCTTGTCGAGTTAGCACATAAGCGCTTTGAGCATTCTGTCGAGATTTGGCGCGATAACCGTAAGGCGTTTGCTGATGATCTGGATTTTATCTACGGAAACCAATGGCCTGCTGACATCGAGAGAGATAGGGATATACAAGGCCGTCCGTGTATTACTGTCAACCGTATGCCGCAGTTTGTGCGTCAGGTGACAAACGACCAGCGCCAGAACAGGCCGTCGATCAAGGTACGCGCTGTTGATGACTTTGCAGACGTTGAAACAGCCGAGATCATGCAAGGGCTGATAAGACACATAGAGGCCAACAGCAACGCCGATCTGGCTTACGACAACGGAACCTATTACTCAGTAGGTGGCGGCTTCGGATTCTGGCGAATTGTCACCGATTACGCGCCAAACTCATTCGATCAGGAAATATACATCCGCCCGATTGAGAACACGCTTAGCGTTTATCCGGATGCCGACAGCAAGAGCCTGGACGGCAGCGATTGGCAATACTGCTTCATCGTTGAGGAAATGCCGCGCAAGGAGTTCGAAAAGGAATATGGCGACCAGCTCCCTGAGAATTGGGACAGCGGCGACAACCTGCAATCCGGTGGCTGGCTGACACAAGACACCGTGCGCCTTGCTGAATACTTTGTTGTCGAGCAGGAAAAAGACACGCTGTTGAAGCTGGAAGATGGCCGCATCCTGTACAAGTCTGACTACGCAGCAGAAGGCAACAAGGTCAAGATTGCCGATCAGCGCCCTGTTATGCGTCCGTCCGTCAAGTGGTACAAGCTCGCAGCCAAAGAGATCATCGACCGTAAAGACTGGGCAGGCAAATATATCCCTGTCGTGCCAGTATTTGGCGAGCAGATGCTGGTCGATGGCAAGCGCAAGCTGATCAGCCTGATTCGCCACGGCAAAGACTCGCAGCGGATGATTAACTACTACCGCTCGACCGAGGCTGAGATTTACGCCTTGCAGCCGAAAGCGCCGTTCATTGCAGCAGAGGGTCAGATTGAGGGATACGAAGACGACTGGGCCGACGCCAATAACGTCAACCTGTCAGTGTTGATCTACAAGCCTACACCGATTGCCGGGCAGCCTGTTCCGCCTCCGCAGCGCTCTATCCCAATGGGATTGCCGCAAGGCGCTCTGGCAATGGCTGAGATTGCTGCCAACGATCTGATGGACACCATTGGTATACACCAAGCCGGTCTTGGCATGAAATCCAATGAGTCTTCAGGCCGCGCCATCATGGCGAGACAGCGCGAAGGCGATACCGGCACATTCCACTTTATCGACAACTGCGTCAGGGCTATCCGCTTCACTGGCATGATTCTGGTTGACCTGATCCCGAAGATTTACGACACGCCGCGCTGCGTTCGGATCCTTGGGGAAGACGGCAGCGAGAAGTCTGTAATGGTCAACAGCCCGATTGTCAGCGACCAAGCCAAAGAGATCGAGAGGATTTACGACCTGAGCCTAGGGCAGTACGACGTGGTATGTGCAGCTGGCGCTTCTTACACCACTCGCAGGCAGGAAGCAGCCGACGCTATGACACAGATGCTGCAAGGCAACCCGCAGTTGATGCAGATTGCTGGCGACTTGTTTGTGAAAGCGATGGATTGGCCAGGCGCTGAAGAAATCGCAGAACGCATTGCTAAAACCCTGCCGCCTAACTTGCGGCCCAAGGAGGAAGAAGGCGAAGACGCAGCCCCGCATGAATTGCCGCCAGATGTACAGCAAAAACTGCAAGCCGCTGACCAGATGCAGCAACAGATGCAGCAAATGGATCAGGTAATCCAGAAGATGCAGGCAGAGCTGGATAGCAAGCAAGCGCAAGCGCAGAACGATCAGCAGAAAATTGCCATACAAGCGCAGCAAGTACAGGTTGACCAGTACAAGGCTGAAACGGATCGACTGAGAGCGCAGGCAGATGCAGCATCTAAAGCCAACGCAGACCTTAAGGATTCCGAGAAGGTTCAGTTCCAGGCTGATTTTGAAAAGCTGAAGTTGGACATGCAACAGGATTTCTTGATTGAGCTGGAGTGGCTGAAATCACGGCTAGCGTCTGGTCAAGGCATATTGCCAGTGGAAGCACAAGCCGCACTGGAATCTGTCACAGACGGCGACGACGTAGGAATGGGTGACGCTTGTTAACGTGATTGGTCACGCATAGGTTACGAATAAGCGAACTTGCACCGCTTTGTAGTGCATGTAGATAGGAGGTGGCGGATGCCCCTTGACCATGATGAAAACGGCGCACCAGTCACGCCTGAAGAAGTTACGACTGAGCTTGTCGAGAACCAGCCGGAGCCGACACCGGAGCAGGATGAAAAAACTGCAAAAGAGTCTGAAGACGATGCAGAACGCGCACAGAAAGGTGTGCAAAAGCGAATCGACAGACTGACGCGCCAAAAGTACGAGGCACAAGCGAGAGCAGAGTATCTGGAAAAGATGCTCAACGAACGCCAAACGCCACGCACAGAAAGCGGGATTGATCGTAGCCAATACGCATCCGATGAGGATTATGTAGAAGCCATTGTTGAATCCAGGTTAGCAGCGAAAGAACAAGTAAAAGCACAGCAGAGCTACGCGAAAAGAGTCGAGGGAATTATTAAGGAAGCCGAGAAATTAGGCGACTTTGATCCCGATGATTTCCGTGAAGTGCCTATCTCACGAATCATGGCAGACGCCATTGTCGAGAGTGATGTATCTGCACAGCTGGTCAAGTTTTTTCACGATGAACCGGAAGAAGCAGAGCGAATCAGCCAGCTATCACCCGCACGTCAAGCAGCCGCCATTGGAAAACTTGAAGCGCAATTGAGCGCAGAGAAACCAAAGGCAGCTAAATCGGCAGCTCCAACACCGATCGCGCCATTAGGCGGCAAAGGTGGCTCGCCACGTGGACTATCTGACGATTTGTCGATGGAAGACTGGTTGGCGGAGCGAAACAAACAGGTTCGCAACAGGTAATCACTCATGGCTAACACATTACTTACCCCTACCGCGGTCACTCGCGAAGCTCTGCGTGTACTTCACCAGAAGTCCACTTTTCTAAGCTCTATCAATAAGCAGTACGACAGCTCTTTCGCTAAAGACGGCGCAAAGATTGGCGACAGCTTGAAAATCCGTCTGCCTAACCAGTACACAGTCCGTACCGGTGTGAACATGTCTGCACAAGACACCGCAGAAAGCTCAACCACTTTGCAAGTCGCCACTGTAAAAGGTGTCGATTTGTCGTTCACGTCGCAAGACTTGGCAATGAGCATCAACGACTTCAGTGCGCAATTCATTTCTCCTGCAATGTCTGTACTGGCTGCCAACATCGAAGCTGATGCGCTGAGCATGATTCGCGATGTGTACAACTCTAGCAACAACACTTCAGCTGCTATCACTATGGCTAACGTGTTGGGTGGCCGTAAGAAGCTGCAAGATAACCTGGCTCCGATGGAAAACCGTACTTGCTTGCTGTCTACCAACGACAACGCACAGCTGGTCGGCGCTCTGAACAGCCAGTTCAATGACCAGAAATCTATCAGCAAGCAGTATCTTGATGGCTATATGGGCTATGCCGCTGGCATGGACTTCATGGAAACATCGCTGTTAAACAACCAGGCTCGCGGCGCTGGCGCTTCTTATCAGGTCAACGGCGCTAACCAGTCCGGCTCTACCATCACTATCGGCACTGGCACTGGCTTGATCGATGTTGGCTCTGTTATCACGTTCGCAGGCTGTAACCGCGTTCACCCTGAAACAAAAGCCGACACTGGTGTATTGCAGCAGTTCGTTGTTACCGGCACTAACGCCACCAACGCCACCACTGTTTCCATCAGCCCTGCCATCGTGCTGACTGGCGCTCTGCAAAACTGTTCAGCTGCACCAACTACTACTGGCGCAGTGACAATCGTTGGCACGGCTTCTACCAACTACGGCCAATCTTTGGTTTATCACAAAGACGCTTTCACTTTCGCCACTGCGGATTTGCCATTGCCTAAAGGCGCGGTTGATTTTGCTGCTCGCGAAGTGATGGATGGTATCTCCATGTCTATCTGCCGCGGCTTCAACATCGCTGATCGTACCTTCCCGACTCGTATCGATGTTCTCTACGGCTACAAGACAATCCGTCCACAGTGGGCTTGCCGTCTGGCTAACCTTGCTGGTAGCTGATAACGGCGCGCGCTCTTAATCGGGCGCGCACTTTTTCATTCTTTGAGGGTTTAAATCATGGCACGTACACAACTCGCTCCAGGCGGAACAGAAGGCTCAGAAGTCAAAGGTCTGGCTGTCACCGTTATCTCTGGTGTTGGCGCAACCCGCACGCTGTTGGCTTCTGAATCAGGCGCTGAATGTTTGTTCGACTCCGCTTCTGGCGTTGTCTACACATTGCCAGCTCCTGTTGCTGGGCTGAAGTTCAAGTTTCGCACCACTGTCACCATCACCGGCGGCGCCGCAAAAGTTATCACTGATGCAGCAACTAGCTTCCTGTTGGGCACTGTGAACATGGTGATTAACACATCTGCTACCACTCTGGCAGCGCTGGCGAACGGCACTACTCACCGCGCTATCAGCATGAACGGATCTACTACTGGCGGCGTTCAAGGCGATGCGTTTGAAGTAACAGCCATCAACTCTACCCAGTGGGTTATCACTGGCATTGTTTCTGGCTCTGGCGCGCTCGCTACACCGATGGCTACTTCTTAAGGATTGCTGCTCTGCGCCCTACGGATGGGGCGCTACTTTTTCTATATCTTGGGGCAAGTGATGGCGACAGCGTTAAACATTATCGAGCGCGCTTTACGTTCCATCGGCGTACTTGCCACAGGTGAAGTTGCATCGGCTGACATGGCCAATGATGCGCTGGTTTCGTTGAATGACGTCATTGCCGGAATGGCGAATGAATCGCTGACGATCTACCAGAACACGCAAGACGTGCTGCCTTTAACTGGCGCGCAGTCTTATACCTATGGACTGACTGGTGTTCTCAACAGCGTCCGTCCGATTCGGGTAGATACAATCTTTTACCGAGACGCCAACAATAACGACTTTCCTGTGCAGATTATTTCACAGGAAGAATACAACGGCATCCTCAAGAAAAGCACTACCAGCTCCATTCCGGCTTATGTGTACGTTGAAACGTCATACCCGCTCGCTGTGCTGCATGTCTACCCTGCTGTCACTGGCGGAACGCTCTACATCTACGCAGAGAAGCCGCTGACGGCATTTGCTGCGCTAACGACTACCGTTGCACTGCCAAGCGGATATGAGCGGATGTTGCGCTACGCACTGGCTGCCGAGGTAATGACAGAGTACGGCGTTGATAACCAGGCAATCGCGCAGAAAGCCATCGAGTCCAAGGCCGATCTGAAGCGCACGAACTACAAGCCGAAAGTGATGCGCGTATCGCTGCCGTTTGGTGGCCGATCAAACGTCAATAGCCCCTTGCTGAGTGGCTTGATATGAGCAACTTGGCTATCCGTGAATTGGTCGATCAGGCAGAGAAAGAGCTGCTGAGTCTGCCGCAGTCTGAGGCGAGTGTGACGTATCACTTTGCACCAGGATTGTGCATCAGAGAGATCGTGATGCCTGCCGGATCGTTTGCCATTGGCAACTATCAGAAGTTTGACCACCTGAACGTATTTCTGGCAGGAAAGGTCAGGATGCTGCAAGACGATGGAACATATCAGGACATGCAAGCCCCGATGATGTACGTCGGCAAGCCCGGTCGCAAAGTCGGCTACATCGTAGAAGACGTTGTCTGGCAGAACATTTACGCCACCGACGAAACGGATGCGGACAAGATCGAGGCGCATTTTATCAGCGTCAGCGAGTATGCCGAGTCGTTTCTTGCTGAAAACCGCCTGCTGCTGACTAACAACGGCGACGAGTATCTAAACATGCTCGCAGACCTTGGCTATACGCAGGACATGGTAGACGCCGAGTGCCTCAAAGAAGATGACCTCATCCCGTTCCCGTTCGGCTCGTATCGCGTTGCTGTTGGAAAGTCACCGATTCATGGCAAGGGATTGATGGTCACCGGAGACATGGACGCAGGCTGCCTGATTCCGGCAAACATTGGCGGCAAACGCACACCGGCAGGCCGTTACACAAACCACAGCGACAAGCCAAACGCTGAGCCTATGAGGCTGCACGGCGACCTATTTTTCAGAACGCTTGTCCAGCTATCAGGAAACGTCGGCGCGGTCGCGCAAAACGAAATCACTGTCGATTACCGCGCAGTCTTTGCAGCAATGAGGGACGAATAATGTCATCAGCCATCACAATCGCAGCAGTTGGCGCAGCAGGCGGTATCTATAGCCAGAACCAAGCAGCCGGAGCTGCTGAAAGCGCAGCAAAAGGCCAGCAAGACGCCGCCAACCTATCCTATCAGGATCAGCTTGCACTGATGCGTCAACAGCGTCAGGACGCGAAGCCATACCGCGACAGCGGCTATGAGGCGCTTAACCAGCTCAACTATCTGATGGGTCTCGGCTCGCCTACAGCGATGGCTCAGACGCAAAACAACTTCGACCCCGCTGCTTACACCAATTGGCGCATCGAACAGATGAAAGCCAACGTAATGAAGAACTTCAAAGATCCCGCCAAGCAGGCGGCGGTTATTGCAAAACGCACACAGCGCATCACAGCAGCAATGCAAAACCCTGCCAACGCATGGGCTGATTATCAGACGCGCGTCAAAACTGCACCGAACAAAACGCAGGGTGATTTCTGGGCGAAACGCGACCCGTCACAAACGCAAGGCGGCGAATCTGGCAGCGAGTTCGGATTCTTGCAGAAGCGGTTTAATAACGCCGAGTTTGAAAAAGATCCCGGCTATCAGTTCAGGATGGACGAAGGTAACAAGGCAGTGGAATCAGGAGCAGCAGCGCGCAATGGATTGCTTTCTGGTGCTGCAATGAAAGCGATGCAGAAGTATTCGCAGGGCTTTGCGTCTAACGAGTACGGCAACGCCTACAACCGGTTCACTGGCGACCAGCAAAACATGTACAACCGTTTAGCTGGCATTTCTGGCACAGGTCAGCAGCAGATGAACCAGACCAATCAACAGCAGATGTACGGACTCAATCAAGCAGGCGGCTACATGCAAAACGCTGCTGACGCTCGAGCCTCTGGAATCATGGGCGCAAACGCTGCAAGGCAATCTGGATATTCACAGCTGGGCAATACGCTGATGGATGGCATTGCTATGTATCAAGCCAACAAGAAAGCCAACCCCGGAACCTACGGGCAGGGAACTGACGGCATGACTTACGACATGAGAGGCTAATATGCCTATCCAAGACTTCGCATCACATCCAGTCACAGCAGAGTTCATGCTCCCGAGTCAAGCTATGGCTGGCGCTGAGCGCCTTAAAGGCTTGCAGAATCAGAACGCCATGTTCGACATGGAAGTGCAGGACAAAAAAGACGCTGCGGCAGCGAATCAGCGCTTGAACGAATTGTTCCAGCAAAGCGGCGGCGACTTGTCAAAAATGCGCCAAGGCGTAGGCGATTTCCGCACAGCGATGACGCTCGACAAGCAGATTGGCGAGAATGCGAAACTGCAAGGCGAGGGCGACAAGGCGCGTCTTGAGTCTGGGCTGAAGAAGCTCGAATACGGCTCACAGTTATTGCAAGGCGCTACACCTGAAAACTGGCAGGATATTCGTCAAGAATTTGGAAAAATGACTGGTCAGGATTTGGGCGAACAGTTCGACGCAAACAAAGTCGGCGCTCTCATGCAGCAAGGCTTGTCGATGAAGGACAAGCTAGAGGCTCAGCTGAAACAGCAAGGCTTTGATGTGCAGATGCGCGGTCAGGATATACAGATGCGCGGGCAAGACATTATGCACAGCGACAGGGTTAATGGTTTGACGCAACCAAAGTTGACATATGACTCAAATCTAAGGGCGTTTGTCGATCCGTCAACACAGAGAGCTATACCGCTGACTGATGCCAATGGCGCACCTATACCGCCGAAATCAGCAGCAGCTAAGCCATTACCGCCTGCTGCTCTCAAGATGCAGCAAGAAGCACTGGACTCAATTGGCACTGTTGGCTCGATCAATTCAGACCTTACCGCAATCAGCGGAATGATTGACCAAGGAAAGCTGGATTTTGGCCCAATTTCTAACATAAGAAACAAAGCCAAAAACGCGGCAGGAATGAGCGACGAAAACAGCCGGAACTTTGCAACATTTAACAGCACTCTGGAAAAGCTCCGCAATGATTCCTTGCGCCTGAATAAAGGCGTTCAGACGGACGGCGACGCACAGAGAGCGTGGAACGAGCTATTCCAGAACGTGAACGATAAGGACGTTGTTAAGCAAAGGCTTGGCGAAATCCAGAAGATCAACGAGCGCGGTGCAGCTTTGCAGCAGATGAACATTGATCAGATCCGCGCTAACTACGGCGCTGACCCATTAGACGCCTCTGGAAGATTGCAGCAAGCCCCAGCTTTGGGCGGACAACAAGACGCTAACGACCACTCTAATCTCTGGAATTGATATGGCGAAGCCGTGGGCAGAAGTAGCAAATAGCGACGGATACAAATCACTACATCCTGATCAGCAGGAAGCGGCTCGCAGCCAGTATTTTGATCAGGTAGTAGCGCCTCGTGCGCCACAAGACAAGCTCGCAGAAGTCCGCGCACAGTTTGACGCAGCAACAAAACAACAAGCCCCGCAAGCGCCAGTGCAGGCATCTGAGCCGCAATCAATGTCAGAGGTCGATTCTGGAAAACAAGAGCCAAAACTAAAGCTTCCTGTTGAGAGAGCAATACCAAGACCTTCGAGCTTTCAGGTTTTTTATAACGGTCTTGCAAAAGGAGCCGCATCTGTTCCTGATATGTTTGCAGCAGCGCAGCCTACAAACCTTGCAAAAATGGCCGTGGATGCCTCATTCGGCAGACCAGTAAAACTAATGCCATCAACGGCAGCAGATGCGCTGGAAACTGTCGGCGCAATCAATCCAGAGCTTGAGCCGCAAGATAAAGAACAGCGATACATTGACGCAGCAGGAAAAGGTGTTGGTGCTGGGCTTATTGGCGGCATTCCAATGGGCGTTAAAAGCGCTGTAACTGGCGCGGTTTCCGGCCTTGTAGGCAATGAAGTCAATCAAGCTGGCGTAGAGACAGGGCATCCGGTTCTTGGAATGATTGGCGGCGTTCTTGCTGGCGGTCTTGCTGGTGTTGGTTCAGCCAAAGTGCTTGGCGCTGGCGCATCGCAACAAACAGCAGAAGAAGCCGCAAATGCGTTCAGGGAAAAGGCGCTTAATGGGAAGAGCGGCGACATAATCAACAACATCACAATACAGCTGCAAAAAGACGGGATAGATTTCTCTAAGCTACCTGCTGCCGTTAAGTCAAGTATTGAGAAATACGCACAAGACGCGATGATAGTAGGCAAGGATTCAGCGGATGACATAGTTGCAGGCGCTCGCCAGTCGATCCTCAAAGGGCTTCCTGTTCCGATGACTGGCACAAGAGGTCAGCTGACTAATAACTACCACCAGCAAGACGCAGAGAGAACCATAGCAGATACATGGCTAGGAACTCCGCTTAAAAACAAGTTCAATTCAGACTCGCAAGGATTGATTGAAAATCTTGACGCGCTGAAAGCTAAAACAGGCGGATCTGCTGATAGCGCAAACGCTTTTGGGTCGCAGTTAAGGTCTGATGTATCTTCCAGAGCCAAAGAGAGTATGCAGACCGTCAGGAATGCCTACAAGACAGCAAAGGAAACAGTAGGAGATATTCCCGCAACTCTGGGCGATGATGCTTTATCGTGGATGCGCGAAAATACTGGCGTAACTGGCGTTGATTCCCTGATCAGCAAAGCTAAAGGCATTGGAGCCGTGATAGAGAAAACGGCAGAAGATGGAACAAAAACGCTAGTAGCGCAGCCAATACCCATCAAAAAACTGTCTGATTTGCGGTCATTCGCGTCTAAATCATCAAAAGACGGCGGGACAGCTGGCTACATGGCGGGCGGCTTTAAGGGAATGGTAGATGACGCTATCGAAGCGCAGGGCGGGGAGCTTTATAAGAACGCCGCCTCTCTTCGCCGACAACACGCTCTGACATTTGAATCAGGGTCGAAGGCTATTTCTAACATCCTGAAAGGCAAGCAGGGAAGCGAGACAGACGCCGGAATAGCAAACGAGAAGCTGTTTAACAATACCGTAGTTAACGGCTCAATTGATGATGTCAAAAACCTTTACGGCTTCTTGCTAAAAGACAAGGGCGCGAGAGATCAGGGCGTACAGCAGATAAAGAACGTCCGAGCAATGACTACGGAATATCTGAAAAGCGCAGCCACAAAAGACGGAAACTCTGAAGACTTCATGATGGGCGCTTTTGAGAATGCCATCAAGAAGCTGGGGGGAGAGGAAAAGATACGCGCTATATATGGCGACAAGGGCGCACAAGAAATAATGAACTTTAAGCAAGCAGCGCAAATCTTGCAGAAACAGAGAGCGCCATCGGCTAAAGGATCGCCAACTGTAGCCAGAGGAATCAATATGTTCTCTATGCTGGAGAAAGTTCTAGACAAGATTCCCGTTGTTGGCGGCGTTACTTCAAAGGCGGTTACATCTATTGGGCAGGCGTACCAAGCAAAAAATGCGCTGGTCGATCCGCTAGATGATTTAGCCAGACAGGCAGCGGCTAGAGCATCCCGAACAGGCGTGTCAGATCTTCAGGCGGCAGGACTTGAAGGATCAGAAGTAACGGCAGCGCCAATACTTTCAAATGCGATGATGGATCGCCGCAGATGAAAATCCCCTTTGTCGGCCAGTCTTACCTTGCTCGCAGCAAAAACCTTGCCGCGCAACGGTGTGTTAATTTCTACGTCGAGCGCTCAGAGGTAAACCCTGAGGAAATGGCGCTGTATGGAACGCCAGGCACTCGTCGCCTAGTCACTATGCCCAATACTGGCGGCATCCGGCAAATATACGTTCCTGCTACTGGCAAAGCCATTGTAGTACAAGGCAGCAAGGTTTACAGGCTCGCCACCGACTGGACGTACCAGCAATGTCATGGCCCCGATCTGCTGACCACTGGCGGCTATGTATCGATTACGGACAATGGCACAACAGCGATACTTGTAGACGGCAGGAACGGCTATCAGCTTGACTTGGCGAGCAACGTATTCAGCCGCATTGTGAACGATGCGTTTTATGGCGCTGATCGTGTCGGCTTTATCGACGGCTATTTCATTTTTAACAAGCCGGACACCCAACAGTTTTACATCTCCGGCCTGTATAACACCACGTTCGACGGTTTGGACTTCGCCAGCGCTGAAGGCTCGCCTGATCTATTGGTCAGCCTTTTGGTAGACCATAGAGAGGTCTGGATGTTTGGCGACTCGACAACGGAAGTCTTTTATAACTCTGGAAACGCTGATTTCCCTATTGAGCGGATACAGGGCGCATTTTTGGAGCATGGTTGTGCCGCAAAACACTCTGTTGCCAAGCTGGACAATACGGTGTTCTGGCTCGGCAAGGATAACAACGGGTTCGGCACAGTCTGGCGCGCAAACGGATACACGCCTCAACGAGTCAGCACACATGCTATTGAATACGCGATTCAAAGCTACTCACAGATTAACGATGCGATTGCTTACACCTATCAGGCGGACGGCCATGCTTTCTACGTTCTCACGTTTCCGCAAGCCGGCAAGACCTGGTGCTTTGACGTGGCAACGTCTGCGTGGCATGAGAGAAGCTATCGAGATCCCATCACTGGCGGCGATGGCCGACACCGTTCAAGTTGCTTGGCGTTTTATGGCGGCAAGCATCTTGTGGGCGATTATGCTGATGGCAGGATTTATCACCTTGATCCTGATTATTACACTGACGATGGCGATCCGCTGGTATCTGTCCGCTCAGCCCCTGTTGTCAGCAATGACAGAAAGCGCATTTTCTTTCGTACGCTCGAAATTGAACACGAAGAAGGCGTCGGACTGGATAACGCGCCATTGCAAGGCAGTGATCCGCAGCTGATGCTGCGCTGGTCTGATGACAACGCAGAAACATGGTCTAACCAGCTGACAACTTCACTTGGAAAGCAGGGCAAGTACAAGAATCGCGCCATCTTTCGCAGGTTAGGGCAGGCGCGGGAACGCATCTTCGAAGTCTCTATCAGCGACCCGGTCAAGCGTGTCATAACAGGCGCGCAGCTTGATGCGGTAGGCGGTACAAATTGAGCAAGGTCAAGATTCCAGCTCAGCGGGTATCGCTAGTCGATAACCTGAGCAACATGACGACAGAGTGGTATAAATCCATTCTGGCGCTGGCCGCAGCAGTCAACACGCCATCATCAGGGGTCAGCTCGGCATCTTTCGTAGTGGACGGAAACCTGACTACTCCAGCAGGGTACGGCCAATATACCCCAGTGCTTGGCGAAGGATCAGTAAAAATAAAAACAGGGACAGGAATATCCATAACCGATACTGATAATTATTCGTATTTTTCTGGACTCAGCGCAGCAAAGGCATATGAATTTTCTTATCTTATTAGTTTTTCTGGCACGAGTGTTGCGTGTGACGTCGAGCTGATAATTCTTGATTCTGGCCTGACGCCATCAGCTGTGCAGCCTTCTATTGTCCAGTCTGTCTCTGCATATCCAGGATTAACTTCTGGGTTTTTTACTGGAGCAACACAGATGGCTTTTTCTGGGTGTATTACTGGAGTAACTGATGTTGTTTTAGGTGTCGGTAGATATGGGTCACCAGACCCTATTGATCTTAACTATCTTGGCTCAAGATTCATGCTCAAGGAGCTTGGCGCAGCTGTCTGATTCCTTGCGGGTCTGATTGGTCACGGGTACGGTCACCGCGAACAGTAAGCGCTCAACGTGGGGCAAGTATACATGGCCGTCTTATTGCCTAACGGCAAGCAATACTACACCGACAGCGCAACTGGCCTGCCTTTGGTTGGCGGCAAGGTTTACACCTACGCAGCTGGCACTTCTACCCCTAAAGATACCTACACAACCGCAGCAGCAGTAACGCCTAACGCGAATCCGGTAATTCTGGACGCTCGCGGCGAAGCGACAATCTTCTGGCATGGCGCGTATAAGATCGTCGCTAAAGACGCCCTGGATAACCTGATCTGGACAGTCGACAACATCGACACCACGATTGATATTGCTGACATCACTTACAACGGCGTCGCGCTGTCAACTATCCTCTCATCTAGCCTGACCACTGTTGTCGATTCTATTACAGCACTGAAGGCTGTATTAAAAACCGCTTACACATCTGCCTACGTCACAGGCTACTATGCAGCAGGAGACGGTGGCGGCGGCCATTACTACTACGACAGCACGGATACCACATCATCCGATAACGGCGGCACAATCATTGTCGCAAATGATAGCGCTCGCTGGAAATTGCTCACTAACGGCCAAGCGGTCAGCGTTTTACAGTTTGGCGCAAAGCCTGACTATACGACTGACGCAACAACCGCAATTCAGGCGGCAATTAACTGGCTAGGAGCAGCGGGTGGCGTTATATCGCTTGATGGCTCATTCCTGATCGGCAACCTGACCATTAATGCCAACGTAACGCTCAAAGGCAACAACGGCGCACCGGCTCAGTCTGCAACAGGCACATATTCACCGGCAACAGTTCCATCTGTTCTCGTTCTGCCATCGGCCAACACCATCACGATGAAGCAGGGCGCTCGCCTTGAGGCTGTCACCGTTATAAATCAGCAGTATTCACCGGCAGGGACATACGCTTTACCGCTTGTTGCAGGCAATGCTGTTGCGGCGGTTGGCGCTTATGCAGGAACAGCCATCACGCCTTACGCTGGCGCGCTGGATATTGAAGTCTTCGACTGCATGATTTTGGGCTTTCAATACGCTATCAAGACGGGCGCTGGCGGTAATCACTACGCGCTGTTGCTCGACCATGTATTCATGGACTGCACAAACGGCGTTTACCTTTACTCTGGCTACCAGACAGACGCATCCTTTTTCCGTGATTGTCGCTGTGAGCCATACCTGACCGCGCATCTGGCCGATTCAACCAAAGACGCAAGAACCGGCACAGGATTCTACGACGGAACCGTGAGAGTCACTTACGAAGGCTGTCGCGTCAGAGAGTGGGCTATCGGGTTTTGCTCAGATAACTCCAGCGCGCACCATCTGGCTTGTTTTGTGTACAACTATGGCGCAGTGAATAGCAAGATTGGCTACAAGTACATCACGGGCGGCCTGTCTGTTTACAACACAGATTGCACAGCCTGGAACTGTGGCAGCGGCTGCATCTATTCAAATCTGCCTGTTATTTCCGAGGCGGTCGGCATTGTCATCACTGGCGGCGATTTCTATAACGCTACACCAGTCGAATCGGCTGACGGACTTGTCTATATCGTAGACGGTCACTACAGCATCACCGATTGTCAGTTCGGCCACAACACCACTTACGGATATATCAAGCTCGGCGCAGGCGCAGACGAAGGCACGATAGATAATTGCTCATTCTACGGACAATACACGCCAGTCTTCGGCGATGCTGCTGCGCTGCTGCTGATGCGCCTCGGCAATGTCATCTACAAGAATGGCTATACCGCAGTGCGTCAGCCTTTGACATGGACGCCAGTATTGAAAGCAGGCGCAAACGTGCAAACGCTTTCTTCGTCTTACGGCCATTTCACAATCACTAATCAGCACGCCACCTGCTACTTCGATATAACGGTATCGGCAAAAGTCGCCACCGGAACGCTGACAATCACCGGCCTGCCATACACGGCCGCTAACGAAACAGACTCCATGTTGGGCATGGGCTGCGTTACCTATTACGCGAATACTGCCTTGCTGACATCCTCGCCAACTTTAGGCGTTGAAAAAAATACTGCCATTGCTGATCTGTACAACTTCGCAGCGGGTGGAGTGACTGTATTGGATAACACAAACCTGACCAACACAACCCGCCTTGTCGGATGGGTTACTTACAGGATTTATTGAGGGTAACTGAATGCTTAACTATCCAGCCACACAACCGCAGCGCACAGTAGCGCAAGGCGTCACGCTAACGATTGACTGCCCAGATGGCGCGCTGAACCATTCGTTCTCTATTGAGCGCGGCACGGCCACGGCAGGCAGCGTTGCTGTAACAGCTGTTTCTCCGGGTCAAACATCTGCCGAAACTGTGCTGGATAGCTCAAACGGAAACGCAGCCATTGTGAAAACGCTGACAGTTGCAGGCGTCACTTCTTACAGCATTCAAGGAATACCGCTTGCCAAGCTGGTGTTTACACCGACTGGCGATAACGGCACATGGCTTGTCACTTATACAGGTACTTGGTAATGGCTATCGTAGCGACAAAAATTTCAGCCTCTGGATTTTCAGGCGGCTCCCCCTCCACTCTCTACGCCTATACCGGCACGTATGCGTCACTGCCTGCCGCGAGTGGGTATGCTGCTGGTACGAAAGCGCGTGCTACCGATGGTAAGGGGTTTGATGTCGTATCAGATGGCACAGTTTGGATTCCTGACTATTCGATGCGCGTCAATGTGCAGAGCGGCACTACGTACACGCTGACCGATGCCGACAACGGCAGCATCATTCGGTTTACAAATGCTTCAGACATTACCTTAACCTGCAACACGGAGCAGGCCGTGCCTGGATTTAATTGCGTAATTGAACAAGCAGGAGATGGTAAAGTTGGATCTAATGGAACGGCGTCCGTTATAAATTCCGAGGGCAAATTAAAAACAAACGGTCTATCTGCTGTCTGCGGATTGACTTGCTCTGTTGCTGGAACATTCAACTTCTTTGGTAATGTATCGCTATGATGACAGGGTTATTATCCGCGGTTTCTATCGGTGGCGGAACTAATCGTCTGCGTTTCTTTGCCGATATTGGCGACTCGACAACTGCGCTTGGATCTGGTTTCCAGTGCGCTACTATGTTCATGTGGGCTTGTTATAAGACAGGAATATACCCTACACACATTCATGGATACTCAGGACAACTGACAAGCGACGTGCTGGCGGCAATGCCACACTTATACGCCTACGACACTGATAACAACCCATCTGACCCAATTTTCAGCTGGGTGCATGTGTCCTGCGGTATCAACGACACAACGGAGCTTGCAACCAATCCGACTCCAGCTTTTACTATTGGCGATACTCTGGCTAATCTGACAGCGATCAAGGATTACAACCTGTCGCGCGGGAAAGGGACAATTTTCTCAACGCTGTCGCACGAAGATCCGAGTAGCCGCCGCTCAAACATGGACACCATCAACGCGCATTTGTTTTCGCTGGCTGCAGCAAATCCGACCATGGTTAAAGTCGCTGATTATGCGTCTATTGTCGATAATCCTAGCGATCCGTTGCGTGCCGCAAAAGCTGGATACATGACAGGGCCGCACTACAAGCCAGAATTGGCGGCAGAGATATGCCAGCCTTTGGTAGACATAATCCACGATCTCGCTGGCACGAACATGCGCAGGTCTCAATATATTGGGAATCAGCCAAGCATCGTGCCCGATAGTGATTTCATCTCTAATTCCGGTACGATTTATTCAAGCGCCGGGGTGACTGCAACAGGCGATACTGCATGGGATGCGTTGTGCGGTTCCGGTTTGTTGGGCATAGAGCAAGGTGATTACACAGTACATTTCTCTAAGGAGTATGTCGAAGGAGATGAGCATCCTTGGCAAGTCGTTAACATCACTGATGGCGGCACCGAAGATGGGGCCTACCTGCTTTTACTATCGCCGGCTTTTGTACCTACCGGAAAATGGCGGGCTGAGATGGAGGTGTATGTCAGTGACGCAAGCGCCTGCGTCAACACTCTTTTACCAAGCGGCGCTCTGAGTGCGTTAGGCTATGACATAGATGGCGTTTTAATTTTTCCAGATGGGCTTGAAGGCATAGGTGGTTTGCGATTGGGCAATTCCGGTTATGCAGAACCGATTAATGTGTTGGCTCGTTCGCGCACTGCTGACTTGATTGATGGCGCTGTAACAACGCGATTCTGCTTCCCGTGGTTTGTGAAATCCGGAGCCAGCGTCACGTTTAAGTTGCGTAACTATGGCGCGAGATATGTAGTTTAACGCGCACGTTGCGCGACAGTGCGTAGAAAAACACGGCTGGCATTATGCCTACCGAGAATATAAGTGCGGCAGTAATTTTTAGCGCAGGAGCGCAAGGGGTTAGGTAGTGGACATGCCACCAGCCGTCAGCCTGTTCCTGCTGACTAAACGACCCGCTTCGGCGGGGTTTCTTTTTGGGTGATTAAGCGGATAATTCTGAAGGTAATTTGCAAGAGTTCACATGCTTATACCGTCGTCGCAGAGCCGCTGCGCGTTTGGAAACAGGTAAGGAAATTAACAACCGCCATCGGGCATAATCACCACATCCAGATACCCTTGCGGAAATGCCATCTATGCAAACCACCCTTGACGAAAAGGCCAAGGAAAGCCTTATAAAAATGGCTTTAACGTCACTTTCTGGCAAGGTTATCCAGATCCGCGCAAAGCTGGGCGAGCTGATTGCCGTGCTGATCGTTACTTACATCTTGTGAGGGGAGAAGTAATGTTCTCTGGTAAAAAAGTCGGGGATTTGGTAGTGGTCTGCAGCGGCAGGCCTCACTACCAGAAAGAGCGCAGAAAAATAACTAGGGTGGACCTGGATCACAATACGTTTGAAGCGGCCGGGGAAGTTTACTGCCTGAAGACCGGTGCCAATCGGTTCGTACTGCGCGGAGCCGCATTCGGAGACCGGGCTGTTTACTTGCCAGAGGGCGAAAATCTCCGCCTGGCTATTCGCGGCGAGATGATCAAAAAACTGACAGCCATGCCAGTCAGGGATTTGAAGAAAGTTCCAGACGACAATTTGATACAGGCATTCGAGTTGCTAGGGTTCAAACTTAACTGGTAGTTGTTTATTTAATCGAAACCAGTTATTTTAGACATTCAGGTACATACCTGTTTGTCCCCTCAATCAACGAAGGAATCAAAACGATGGCATCTATCAAAAGCAAGTTCTCTATCGGCCAGGCAGTTTCAGTAGCGAAATCCGGAAAAGCCGGCACTGTCACCAGCATCGTCGTAAACAAAGACGGTGTATCGGTCGACGTCCAGGTTGGCAATGCAAAACGCCCTTGGCGTTACGCTGAGTCCGCCCTGCAAACCCAGGCAGAAGCTGCAAAGGCAGCCAAGGCTAAGGCCAAGCCGGCGGTAGCGAAGGCGCCAGCAAAACCGGCTGAGAAAAAGGCTCCGGCAAAAGCCAAAGCCAAAAAATCCCCCGCCAAGAAAGCCAAGTAAGTGGGACGTGTTCGCCGCTTCTCAGGATTCTCCCGCCTTCGGTGGTGGTTGACTTGGGAAGCGGTGACCTCTAGTTTGTGGGGGTCTAACCCCAAACCCGAGGAGGGTGCTGAAATGAATATGAAGAAAAGTTCACAACCTGGTCTGTCTGAAGGGTTCGATAACAGCTGCGAAACAGATCCGCATGTACCAGGCACGGAAGTGGCTGAAGACCTGCAACCTGCGGTGGAAGTAGCTGCCGAGGCCGTCTCATTGCCACGCCAGGATCAACAAATTATGGATGCCATTCGCAACGCCATGGTGTTGGAAGGCAAACTGCAGGAAGGCCGGATCTTCCTGAACTCGCATGGCGAGAGCCATGTAGAAGTCATGAAACACATCCCCAACCAGAAGCCAGCTTCGTACGGGGTATACAAGCTTGTCTGAGATAACCCCAGCAGAAGTTGCCCTCAGCTCCCAGAACCTGTCCGCTCTTGAGCGGGCGGTGCTGGAGGCTGTAGTAACCAATAAGGCACGAAACAGCGCAGAGCTGGTTGATCTGTTGGGTAACCGCCAGATCGTGATCAGCACAGTATTAAAAAAGCTTTCCGGAAAAGGTCTCCTGTTCCGGGAAAAAGACCCCACCAAACGGAGAGGCTTTAACTATGCAACAACCAAACCAGAAGGCATCGAAGACGATCATTGAAGCCATGATGCCAAGCGCCTGGGCCACTTATAAACAATCCTTGCTATCCAGTGTCATCGGGTTTATTCGGGTGATGTTTGCCTTTAGGGGCTATAACTCCGAAGGCGTTCTGGAAAAAAAGTACGGGGCTGTGACAGTTATTGTAGTGGAATCGATCTCTGTCCTTGTGTCTTTATTCAAGATCATCACATCTCTTGTAATGGTAGTCATAGCGGTATGTGCCTTCATGGTCAGTCCTATCATTAACCTGGTGATGCTGCCGTTTTACCGCAGAAAATCGGTAAAAGAGCTGACAAAGTTTATTGACGAACAGGAAGCGGAAATCGCTGCCAATAAGAAGCGGGCTGAGGAAGCTCTTGGCGGTGCTGCTTGACAGGTGAAGTTGATGTTCACGAGTTTGCTAACACGGCAGAGTCTATCGCACAGCCAGAAGAAGTAGGGTTCTCTCCGGAGGCTCTCCAGTCCTTCAATCACATCGTTGACTTGTTGAAACGTCGGCAGGTTCCTAAGAAGAAACTCCGCGAGCTGATGATTGCTATCAGTGCCAATGAAGATAATTCTGGCGACGAAGGGGAAGAAGCCTACGACGAAACTTTTGATATGGAAAAAGAAGTCGCTGAGGTTTTACGGGCGGTGAAGATACTCCGCAACTCAATGTTGAACGAATCCAAAAAAGGTTTGAAGGTCGGGGTAACCATCGGTGAGGCCAAGGATGTTTTATCCATGTCCAACTCCATGATAAACACTTTGATGAAATCCCATGAAAAGATCGTCAACATGGCCAGGTACCGCGCAGTGGAACAGGCTACTGTGGATATCTTGCGGGATCTCGACGGCGACGAGAAGTTTATTACTGACCTTGAGAACTTCCAGGCTGAGGGCAAGAAAGGTGAAGGTCCGCTTATCAAATCCTTTATGGCAGCGCTAGAGTCGAGGTTGGATCAATGAGTTTACAGGGCGAGACTTTTATCCATACGTACGCGTTTCCGCCTGGAACAAAAGTCGAAGGGCCCCATGGCCCAGGCATGTTGATCGGCGTAATGCGGGTGTGGTTCCGCGCTGAAACTATGTACTCCGTATTGATCGACGGGACTGATCACGATTGTTGGTGGGTGCCAGAAGATACCCTGATGACTGAAGGGGCACCCTGGAAAGTCACCCACGTTCCAGAACGTCTTCCGGATCAGTTTCCATGAGCGTCGAAACCACAGCCAATTACATGGCCAGAGTTCGGGCTGGGTTATCCCGTACAAACGACATGTCACAGGCCCCGCAGTGGATTGAGAAGAATACTTCCCACCCGGAAGACAACCAACGGCGCTGGACTTTTCTGGGGCACGAATACCAGATTGATATTCTGTCCGACACCGCAAAAGTGGTGGACGTACAGAAGTGTTCGCAAGTAGGTATGTCGGAGCTGTCCGTGCGTGGCATGCTGGCGCTGCTGGCGATGGAAAGAAACTTCACGTGCATCTACGTTCTTCCCACCGCGGGATTTGCCAGCTCTTTTACGAAAGGCCGTATAGACCCTGTTATCGAATCATCGAAATACCTTAAAGCCGCAGTGAATAAAAATGTTGATTCCACTGAGATGAAGCAGATAGGTACTTCCTTTTTGTACGTCAAAGGAACCATCGGTAAAAGCGCAAACATATCGGTGCCTGCTCAAGGACTTTTCAAAGACGAAGTAGATTTTTGTGACCAGGCGGCGTTGAAAGGCTTCAACTCACGTCTAGGCCATGCGGGTGACAGGGAGTTGCAGCGGGGATTTTCCACCCCGACGGTGGCCAACTACGGAATCAACGAAGCCTTCCTTGCGGGATCCCAAGCGCACTACTGTGTTAAATGCCGGCACTGCTTGCAATGGGTTGCCCCTAATTTTGAATTAGATGTCGAGATCCCGGGCTTCAATGGTTTTATATCCAGCTTTGAAAAAGAAGATCTCGATTCTGAAAAGGTAAGGATTCACGATGCGTTTATCCGGTGCCCCGACTGCAAATTTCCCATCGACTGGAGAGATATTTGCAATCCCACTAAACGTCAATGGGTTCATAAATACCCCAACCGTGAAAAGCACAGCTACCAAGTGTGCCCGTACGACGTTCCCAGCATAAACCCTATCGGTAAAACGCTGTCTCAGATGACAGAGTATCAAACCAAAAAAGATTGGGTTAATTTCAAGTTGGGCTACCCATACGAGGATTCCCAAACTTCATTCCTGGAAGCCATGATATTGGCTAACAAGGTCAGGAGGTCATTGACGGTCCCCTCCATGGACGATGCGGCGGAGAAAAATCCGCAGGTACTTTGCCACAATACATTTGTGGGTATCGATATAGGCAAGACCAGCTGGTTCATTGCCTTGAAAGAAGATGATCAGATAGCCGGGAAGTTAAATATTGTTTATCAGGAGAGGATTCGCCAGGATGGCAACGACTACCTGTATCGCCGTGTGAAGTACCTCGAGAAGTGCCTGGGGGCAGTTAATGGCGTAATGGATGCCGGCCCTGACATCAGTACATCGAAGAAGTACAGCATGAACGGCAACATCGGACAAACATGGGCTTGCTACTATTCCAGGAAAGGAAAGGACACCCTCGAAATTATCGAAATGAAAGAAGAGGAAGGCATTGTCCGGGCGGCCAGGACGGAGACGTTAAACGATTTGGCCGCTGAGGTTAATGCCGGGCGGATAGGATTTCTTGACGACGATGACTTCCCCCTGGTTCGCCAGCACTTGGGGGCTTTGAAGAGGGTTGACAACATAATCGAGGGGGAGCAGATTTCCAAGTGGGTTAACACCGGTGACGACCACTATGGGCATGCCCTTAACTATGCCAGGGTAGCTTACCTGATCTCTAAGGCCAGAATAACCGAGCCAACGGCTCCACCGGTTCTGCCGATGGCTGGCGGTGTCAGGATGCAAACCAGGGAGATCGATATGTCAAAGACGTTTGACCAGCTGTTAAATGGCCCATTGTTAAAGTAGACTTCAGCAACTGAATCGAGGGAACTCTCTTGGCTGCCAAAGAACAGACTACACAAATGCCCAAGAGCATCCCTAATAAGGTGTCTGCTCAGACGCCTGCGTCTGTTGTTCCTGACGGTCAAGCCCTACAGAAAGATTCTTTCAGTACCCTGAATGCTACCGTCCAATCGTTGCGCAGCCAGGGCCAGGTCCCGGAAGCGATCCGCCAGTTATCCGCCTTTGATGGAACGACCTCCTCGGCCATTTTTGATTTCGTAGAAGTGGCGCATTCACAGTATCAGATTGCTGCTTACGATCCGGTTACCCACGTCTATAACCCACAAGCTACCGCGTTGGTGCAGTCCTTTATCTCCAGGATGAATAACCTGTACGACTACACGCAGGGGTATTCTGACCGGTTGGCTCTGGATACGTTGATCGAGATGAGCCTCTTGGAAGTGGTAGTAACCGGAGCCTGCTGTCACGAGCTGGTTCTGGATAAAGCCCGCCTGCCGGATAGCATCAACATTTTTGGGTACGACACCCTGATCTGGAATAACAAAAAAGGTAGCCGGTACCCAGTACAACAAGGTACCACTGGCCTTATTCCATTGGACTTCCCCACCATTTTCATCACTGAATCTCACCGGTTTGCGCGGAAAGGCAACTCCCGTTCGATGATGGAACCTGCCATTTCCGGATCCTGGTACTTCAACGAGTTTGTGGAAGACATGCGCCGTACTTTGCGCAGTCAGGGTAATAGCCGCCTGGTCATCACCTTGACCACAGAAAAAGTCATGGCCTCCGCCTCGCCTGAAACAAAGGCTGACCCTAAGCTTTTGGCCGATTACTTCTTGCAGGTCAGGCAGCAGGTAGAAGACGTAGTGAAAGGGCTGGCACCAGAAGATGCCCTGGTCATGTATGACACAGCTGTGGCCAGCACTGTCAAAATGCTGGGCGAGAAGTCTGATTACGTGCCTTTGCTGCAGAACTTGTCCGGGGCTCTGGCAACCAGCCTTAAAACGCACCCCTCAATCCTTGGCTTGCGGATGGAAGGTTCTCAATCCCTATCCAATACTGAGAGTTTGATCTTTTTGAAAGTCGCCCGGGCGATCCAGAAACCGGTTGAAACGAACCTATCGCGTGCTCTAACTTTATCATGTAGGCTTTACGGTATCGATGCTTACGTGGAATTCAGGTTTGATTCTATCAACCTGCGCCCAGAAGATGAGTTGGAAGCCTTTAAGACAATGAAACAGGCTCGAATCCTGGAGCAGTTGTCGTTAGGGTTTATCACTGATGACCAGGCAGCTCTTGAGCTAGGTAATTGGTCACGCCCAGCCGGGGCGCCAACCCTGAGCGGTACTGGATTCCAGAAAAGTACAGTAGTTAACGCGGGGAATGCTTCCCCGAACGCAGATCCACAAGGGCGAGCACTACAGCCCCCAACCCCGTCAGCTGGCGGTGGGAGTAGTAACAAGTGAAACTAAAAGGTGAAGGATTCTGGCTCGGCTCGGTAGACAGCTACCAGCATGCCCAAGCCCAGGCGCTTAAAAAGTTTGCCCCTATCTCCCTGCGGGATATGGCTGCTCACAAGGCAGCCCGAAGAATTGGGAATGCCCCAGCGCTGGATGGCGGTTACCTTGCCCCTGATGATGACGAGGAGAATGGCGAAATTGAAATGGATGACGGCCAGGACCAGGTCGACTGCGAGCACATGTGCTGCGTTAACAATGGCATTGGCATCATCAAGATAGACGGTACCTTGACCAACGACTACAGCCCTTACAACCAGTATTGCGGCGAAGTATCGTACGACGAGATCGCTTCTGCAGCCTTCTGCATGGCGAATGACCCCTCAGTAGTTGCCGTTGTACTGGATATGAGCACCCCAGGCGGGGATGCCAACGGCATCGATCGCGCTGCCAGTGCCCTTGATGCCTTGGCGGCATTAAAACCAGTCTTTACCTATACCGCCTCTGAAATGTGCTCTGCCGGATACTGGCTGGGCTGTTCTGGCCAACAGATCTGGGCAGCCCCCTTGTCCACTGTCGGCAGCATTGGCGTAGTAGCTATTCACAAGTCCTACCAGGAAAATATGGCTCAGAACGGCGTCAAGGTCACTGTGATGCGCGAAGGCCAATTCAAAATGCTGATGAACCCTTTCGAGGATTTGCCTGCTGTAGCCAAAGAAATGATGCAGGCGCAGATGGCCATCATCTATGAAATGTTCCTGGGCCGGATTTCAGATAAACGCAAATTATCAGTCACTGTCTTGCGGGAAGGCCCGGCTCAAGGCCAAACCTTCCTTGGCGTACAGGCAGTGCAGCAAGGATTGGTGGACCAGGTGGGTGACTTCACTAAACTGGTCAATCAGTTGAGAAGTAGGTATGCTTCTCAGGCGGTCGGGTTTACCGGCGACTATCAAGCTTCTCAGAGAGGAATGTCTATGAAAATTTTCCACCGTGGTGGCAAACAGTTTGCCCTCAACGCCCGGGGTCAGGCAGCCGTTGCGGCTGGACTGTCAGAAGACCAGGCTGCTGAGTCAGAAGAATTTTTGGAAGAGGTTCAGCCAGAAGCTGAACTGACGCCTGAGCAGAAAGAAGCAGCTGACAAAGCGGCGGCATCAGCTGCTGCTGCGGAACAAGCCGCAGCTGATGCCGCTGCCGCTGAAGCAGCAGGCACTCAGTCCCCAGCGGCTTCCGCTGACTCTGGCACTGTCATGCAAATGACTGATCGCCTGGTCGCCGTCTCTACTGAGAAGGCACAGTTGGCAGCCCAGTTGGCATCTGCCAACGCAAAAATTGAGATGCTGGAAAATAGCAACAGCGGCTTGAAGCGCATTGCCATGACCAGCATCAACCGCATGGAAGTGGCCATGAATATCGCTACCTCCAAAACGGAAGATTTTGATAGTGACTCAACAATCGTTGCCAAGTTTAACCGCTTGGAGAGTGATTTTAACGGTCGCTTCAAACCAGGGGCTAAAGCAGAGCATTCGAGCGAGGAAGCACCACGTCTGGTAGGTACGGCTACCAAGGCGCAAGATTCCGCGGTTGGTACTGCTACCAAGAACCTGACTAAGATCGGCTGATTTTTGAAGCCGAAACCCTGAAATCTCTTACGAGGTATATGTAATGTCAAAATTTGCTTTCAACAAACAAGTGGATTTGGACCGTGCCGACATTATCAGTGCCGCTCTCGGTGCTGCTGCTGGCGAAGCATGGGGCACCGCTGATATAGGTAAGTTGGTAGTTCTTGAAGCTGGCTCAGTTGACGCCAACTACAAAGCTATCGCTGATGGTCTGGATATCGAAGCGTTCATCATTTCGGTTGAACCTGTCACCGTAAATAGCGGCTTCAAGTTCGGCAGCGTTCAGAGAAACGGCCGCGTTTGGGTTGTTAATGCTGATGCTGGTGCGCTTGCTGTAGGCGATTACGTTGTGGGCGCAGCTCAAACTGTGGCTATTGGTACAGCCGGCAAGAGCAAGGTTAAGAAGGGCGCGGGTGTTGCGTTCAAATGGCGCGTCATTGCACTGAAAGTTAATGGTGCGAT